GTTGTGTTGTTTACAAAAGAACAAGCCGAAAGAACTAATGGTTATTCAAATGATTATTGGGACTGGGGTCAAGAAGATGATGATCTTTTTTGGAGATGCTATTTTGAAGATATGACAACCGGAAGAACAATTAAAACAGAAAAAAATAAAACGGTGGCTAAATTTGATGGTGAAACATCAGCAATTTTTATTCCCACAAATAGAGAGATTAGTTCATGTCTTCATAATGACCATACAATCACTTTAACATTTAATGCAGAACAGCAAGATGAAAAAGTGCCTATATGGTTGGTTGGTGACGAGAACAAACAATTTATCGAATACCCTATTTTAAGAAAAGATGGGAGTTGGACTTGGGGTCTTTCTTTTAATAATTCCAGAGCGGTTACAATGAATGTGTTTGATCGAACTAATATGAGACATTATAACTGGGCAAAAAGATACGAGGGAATGTGGACACAGGTTACACTTAGTTATAATAGTGAAGAAAAGAAAGCGTATTTTTATGTTAACGATGAATTGGTTTGCCAAATGAATGGTATAAAAGAAAACATCCCTTTCCCAATTAATAACGATTTAAAAACACATGACGCAATTAAACCATTTATACTCGGATTTTGTCCACACACCAACACCAGATACAAGGGTAAGATATCTGATTTTAAAATATATAATAAGTTTTTTAATGACATAAACGAGATATCTAAAAATACTGAAAACGTTGTTTTAGATTTTAATTTAAATGATGAAAACGGAGTTAAACAAAATGTTCAAATATTAAATGAAGATATTGAAATCATTGAAAACGTGGTTCCTTTTAGAAGAGATGGTCGTTTTTATTGCTTACCACATATTGATGAAGGTTTTATAAATGGTAAATGGGCTAAGGGCGAAACTACAGCAAGAAATGAAAAACGTTTTGTTACAGAAATGCAACAAAGAAAAATAGATTATAAAAAAGACGGGTTGAATAATCTTAATTTTAAATTAGTTAAAACGGTAATGTTTGCCGATAATTGTAAAATGTATAATGTAACACTATGAGTCAAAACTTTGATCAAACCAGAGACAAATTAAACACCGTTGGGTGTGGATTCTGCTTAGCAAAGTGGACTCAGGTAACCATGCACCTACAAACCGGATTAAATCACTCTTGTCACCATCCGTCTGTGCATAAGATACCTTTAACAGAAATTCAACGAAATCCGAAGGCGTTACATAACACCAAATATAAAAAACAAAAAAGAAAAGAAATGCTTGAGGGTGGTCGCCCTAGTGAATGTGAATATTGTTGGAATATCGAAGACAATTCTAATTCACATTCAGATAGAACATACAAATCTTCTGAACCATGGTCCGCGCCACACTTTGATGAGATAGCCAATTCTGATTGGAGAGAAGATTTCAATCCAAGATATGTTGAGGTTAGTTTTTCGAACACATGTAATTTTAAATGTTCTTATTGTGGGCCAGCATATTCATCACAGTGGTTTCAAGAAGTTAAACAACACGGACCATATGTAAATAACTTTGGTTCATTGGATGATTTAAAATTAAATGATTCATTACCAATTTTACATGGTGAGTTTAACCCATATGTGGAAGCATTTTGGTCTTGGTGGCCAGAACTATATAGAGATCTTAATACATTCAGAATTACTGGCGGAGAGCCATTGTTATCGAAAGATACGTGGGCTGTATTAGATTATATTATTAATCAACCAGAACCCAATAGAGAATTAAAATTTGCTATCAATTCTAATCTTGGAGTTACTGATGATTTAATTGACAAGTTGATTAATAAATTGGAAAGAATAATCGATGAAGATAGAGTTAAAGAAATCATTTTATTCACATCAATTGATTCGTTTGGTGAGCAAGCGGAATATATTAGACATGGATTAGATACTAGTCGTTTTTGGGGTAATATTGATAAACTATTATCGAGACTACCAAAGTTAACAATTACTATAATGTCAACATATAACTTAATGAGCCCATTTGGTTATAATAAGTTGATTAACAAAGTATACGAGATAAAAAAACAACATACTAATCCACATAGATATTGGCAACACCCAATATTACTTGACACATCTTATTTAAGATTCCCAAGACATCAAAGTGTTAGATTATTGTATCCTGAGCATAAAGAGTTGATTTTAAAAAACGCGGAGGAAGCTCTTTTTTTAGGTGTTCCTATATTTGATAATTTGCACATGGGAATGACTGAAGTTGAAACAAGTAAAATTAAAAGAATTTATGATTGGTCAACAAGCGGGGCACCAAATTACGATTTACATGAAGATAGAAGATCGTTTGTTAAATTTGTTGATGAACATGATAAAAGACGTGGAACTGATTTTCTAAAAACATTTCCAGAATTAGAAGAATTTTATAAAAAACATAAATAATCATGTTATACTCTAAAGAAAAAGAGACTAATTTCACTTCACATATAATAGCACACGATATTTTAAAAAAATTTGATTCTAATAATCGATTAGTATTCAGTACAACATGGACAAGCCCAGAAGATTTAGAAATAGTTAGTGATTATATACAAAAAAACCCAAATAATAGGGTTTTAATTGTTTCCACATTCGATCAGGATTTATACTTAAATTTTATTCACGATAATGTGACTCACATTAATTGTAATGATTTTTGTTTTTGGTTATTAGTTATTGAAAAGCATTTTATAAAATACGATGTTGAATCGGTTTTACCAGAAAAACTAATAAACAAATTCATAACATATCAACGAAAAGTTTATGATGAAAGAACACTATTATATGAGTCATTAAAAGACAAACAAGGAATTATAACAATTGGAAATAAAACATTTGATAGTATAAATATTAATTTACCCGATCACCCCGGATATAATGAAATTGGGGGGGATATTACAACAGCAAATGATATCTATTCTTTAGGTAATATTGATATTTGGAAGTCATCTTTTCTTAACATTGTTGTTGAGACAACACAAGATTTAAAAAAACCAACACCATTTTTTAGTGAGAAAACCTTTAAACCAATTATTGGGATGCGTCCATTTATTGCATATGGTCATCCTAAAACAACACAAAAGTTAAAAGAAATGGGGTTTGAAACGTTTGATGATGACTTTGGTTATAAACAAACAGATGATTATGGTGAAAACGCAAAAAGAATTATTGATGTTATCGATTCTTTGGGTGATTTAGATTCTCTTTATAAAAAATTATATCCCAAGATATTACATAATAAAAATGTTTTAAATCAAGTAATAAAAAACGAGTGGAATAAATTAGAAACACTAATTAATAATATATGATAATAAAAGAAGAAGAACCGTGGCTTTTGTGGCCCAATGAGGTGTCTTATGGATTAAATAAGGGAGATATAATGGATACATTTGAGGGTGAGGATTTTACCATCTCAATGCGTTTAAAAATATTAACTAAAACACCCCATAAACGCACAATTTTCGCCAAATTACCCAACTATATGGGTATTGATATTGAAAAAGAAAATAACAATTTATTGCTGATTTTAAACCTAACAAAAAATGGTGAAGAAAAATGGGAATTTTTGTTTTCTGATTTAACATTAGGGTATGATGTTAATTTTTTGACATTGTATTATAAAAAAGAAACCAAGAAGGTTGAATTATATATAAATGATTCATTAGCAGTAGAATACACATTAAAAGAAGATGAAGAATTTACAAAGGGTAATGAACCACACGTCATTTTTGGGGCGGGTAATTTTCCGCATAATGGATTCAATTTAAATTATTGTTCATATGATCTAGACTATTTGATTATTGCCAAAAAATGTGTATCTTTAAGTGATATTAAAGGTTTATATAATGGTGAAATTCAGAGCGTTGATGGAGTTGTTGGTTTGTACGATTTCACTAAAAAAACAGATTATAAAATTTACGATTTAACAGGTAACTGTAATTTCATTCATAAAATTTTAAATTAAAAAAGATGGGTATAATAGCAAAAAAGCATGATGAATCATACCAAGAGTATAGAGATCGTGTTGTAAATAAAGTTTCACCAGCATTTTGCGGTGCTAAATGGTATAATGCAACTATATGGTTAGGTAATGGTACAACGGCTAGTTGTCATCACCCACCAGCGCATAAAATTCCTCTTGAAGAAGTGGCGATGAATCATAAAGCGATTCATAATACTCAATATAAGAAATTGATTAGAAAACAGATGCTTGAAGGTGAAAGACCTAAAGAGTGTGAATACTGTTGGAAGATCGAAGACATGGGTGAGGATAAAATCTCTGATAGAGTTTTTAAATCTGTTATCTATAGTGATGAAGAATTGGAACAATGTAAAGCATTGTATGGTTGGGAAAAAGATGTTGATCTAAGAACATTAGAGATCGCTTTCGACCCTAACTGTAATTTTGCTTGCTCTTATTGTAACGCTTCATTCTCAACAACTTGGCAAAACGATATCAAGAAGAATGGACCGTATCAAAACTTAGTTAGTGACGGTGCAGCAGCATTTCAACACGATGGTGGACATGCTATGCCGTATGGTAAAAAGAATGAAGGTAACCCATATGTTGAGGCGTTCTGGAAATGGTGGGAAGGTGAATTACAACACACTTTAAGAGAGCTTCGTGTAACTGGTGGAGAACCAACCATGTCACAAGATTTCTGGAAGTTAATGAAATGGTGGGAGCAACATCCGGAATGTAATGTTGAGTTTGCTATGAATTCTAATTTAGGTCAAAAGCAAGAACTATTTGAAGAATTACTTAAAGCAACACATAGCTTTAAAAACTTCCATTTATATACAAGCTGTGAAGCGACTGGATCTAATGCAGAATACATTAGAGATGGTTTAGTTTGGGAGAAGTGGTTGGTTAACATGGATAGATTATTAGGTGAGGGTAAAGTAACATCACTTAACTGCATGATGACAATTAATGCATTGTGTTTATTTACATTACCAGAATTTATGGATGAAATGCTTAAGTTAAAAGTTAAGTATAAAACACAGTCACCTGTTTGTTCATTTAATATTCTTCGTTTTCCATCTTTCCAATCAATTGTAACCTTACCAAAGGAGATCAGATTAGAAAGAGCAGATGCGATTGAAGCTTGGATTAATAAAAACTGGAACAACGGAGAGAATGGATTTATTGAGTGGGAAAAAGATAGCATGACTCGTTTAGTAACATATCTTAGAGAAATCGAAGAAGGCCACAGACATACGTCATCTAAAGAAAGTAGAGAAAGAGATTTCAAATCATTCTACACTCAATATGATATTCGTAGAAATAAAAATTTTGTTGAAACATTCCCGATCTTAAAAGAATGGTTTGATTCAATTCCAATGACTAATCTTGAACAACTCAAAGGTGTTGTGGATGGTGACGACGCTAAGTCAAATCGTTATGTTGATGAGGTTATGGACACAGCCAAGAAAGAAGGTTGGATATTAAATCCACAATGGGCTAATCCTGGCGCACAAGATTATGTTGAACCAGATCAACAAGATGAGATGTTAGATTATATTAAAAACAATTAGGATGAAGATAAAACCATCAGAGGGTAACAAAACATTTTGCATGGCTCCATTTAGTCACACATATCTCTCACCACAAAGTGAGAGACGTTTGTGTTGTGCTAGTAGAGAGAAAGCATCATGGGCAACACAATATATCGATGCTGAGAGAGCTGATAATAATTCTGATTATCATCCTGCTGCGTTATCCGAACATTGGAATAGTCCATATATGATGGATATTAGGAAACGTTTAATGGCTGGTGAAGAAATACCACAGTGTGATGTTTGCAATCAAAAGATATTAAACATTCATATCTATCGAGATTATTTCACCAAAACCTTATTTCCCCATAAAATTGATGAGGCGTTTGAAAAAACAAGAGATGATGGTTATACTGAATTGAAACCAATTTCATTTGATTATAGAATAACCAATCTATGCAACTTTAAATGTAGAATGTGCGGTGACCAACTATCATCATCATGGGAAGCCGAAAACAGAATGATGGGTCATTATGACAAAGGTGGAGATGCATGGGCCACAAAAGAATTTAAACCAGTCATTGAAAAATTCCAAACAGAGGTTGCTGAGAAAGAATTATGGGACGCTGTTTATGATGGAAGAATTGAAGAAATTTATTGGGTTGGTGGAGAACCATTGATGTGGGATATTCATTGGGACGTTATGAAATATCTTGTTGAAACCGGCGGTTCAAAAAACGTAACAGTTCGTTACAACACAAACTTAAGCCGTGTTCGTTATAAAGAACATTATCTATATGATTACCTTCCACATTTCAAGAGCGTTCAAATTTGTGCAAGTATTGATGGTATTGGTGACATTGTAGAATATGTTCGTCATGGTATTAAATGGGATCAATGGTTACAGAATTTTAAAGAGGGGTTGTTCCTAAATAAAATGTATGGTAGCTATGCAACTGCATTTGATTTAACGGTAACAGCGCCAGGTTTATTCTCTATGAAAGAAATGATTGATATTACTGCTGAACTTGATGTTCATACGCTGATAAAAACAACATTCTCCTTTGATAGTAGCATTGTTATGTCTCCAATGGTTATACCTAGACATATATTAAATCCAATCTTAGATGACATTATTGAATATGCAAAGGAGAAAGCCAAAACATATCCAAAAATAGAAAATTATGTGATTTGTTTTGAAGATATTAAAAAGAAAAAAACATTTCAAGAAGAATATCCTGAATGGGAAAAAGGTTTGATACAAGGTAAAAAAAGATTAATGAAAATTGATCTACATAGAAATAACGCGGGTAAAATTGAAGAAATATATTCAAAATATCCACCACTATTGGAATGGTGGAATAGCATTCCAGTAAAAGACAATGTCATATGATAGATAATGAAGAATTTGATGGTAAATCATTTTGTGCGTTACCATTTATACATTTAGCAACTCATCCAATAGGTACAGTTACACCTTGTTGTATAACTGATATGACAGATGATATGAGTACCGCCAAGAAAGGTGGGTTAAATGTTTTTCTAGATAAAGATTCGTTAGTTGACATCACTAACTCTAATAATTTTAATAATATTAGAAAGCAAATGCTTAATAGTGAATTCCCGGCTGAATGTAAAACTTGTTATTTCCATGAGAAAAACAAAGTTTACAGTAAACGAATGGAAAGTAATTTAAAGTTCAAACATTTATTTGAACACGCACATTCAAACACCAATCCGGATGGATCATTAAAAGAATTGGATTATAGATATATCGAATTAAGATTAGGTACTGTTTGTAATTTGAAATGTGTAACCTGTAATCCATTTAGTAGTAATAGATGGAACGAGGACGTTTCTGTTTTCAAGGACACTGAATTCGAAAAGAACTATTTTAAATGTGATATTAGAACCGAGTGGTTTAGAAGTACTAGATTCTATGATGAGCTATATGAGAAATGCCCCAAATTAGAGGAGGTATGGATTAATGGAGGTGAGCCCACATTAATTAGAGAACATGGTTATTTCCTACAGAAATTAATAGATAGTGGTAGATCCAAAGATATTAATCTACACTATTCAATTAACATGACACAAATGCCAGACGAATTTATTGAGATGTGGAAGAAGTTTAAACATGTTAGACTACATCTTTCAATTGATGATCTGGGTGAGAGAAATGATTATATTAGAACTGGGTCTAAATGGCCAGTAATTTTTGATAACTTCTTGAAAATCATTGAGTTCAAAGATATTTTTAGAATTGAAGTTTGTCAAACTGTTAGTTGTTTAAATGTTTATAATATAGACAACTTTAAAGAATTCACAAACAAGTATAATGTGATTGTTGCGCATAACTATGTTCATCACCCATCATTTATGCACGTTTCTGTTCTACCAAAAGAGATAAAAGATAAAATAATTTCAAATATTAAGCATTTAAATAATTTTGAATTAGACAGGTTAAAAGCCGAATTATATGCTGAAATAGATCCGCTGGAATTTGATAAATTCAAGAATTTTATTTATCTTCTAGATAAAAAGAGAAACGTAGAAATACGTAATTATTTAAAAGAATATGGAGAATTTTTATTTTGGGATTGAGGACTATTGTCAAATCGTGTTTCACGGAACCGAAGAAGATGATGAGCGATTTGAGTGGTTTGCCAATAACAAAAGAGTTTTATTAAAAAATGGCTTTGGTTTAGAATCAATTATTGAAGAAAATGAAGAAATTTTCAATATTGAAAACGAGCCAAAATATTTTGAATTAATCTATAGAGAAAAATCTAGATACTTTAGAAAGTTAAGATTGAGTAGCTATATGATGAATAAGTTTTCATTGTCTCAGCATTTTGTGCTTATTGATGATCTAATCAGAGATAATAAAAAATTCTTTTTTTTAATAGACTGTGGTGATTATCTAAAACTATCTGACATTGTTTTAAGTGACGTTGTTTTAAATTCTGTACGTAATGGTATGTGTAAAATTGTTCTTAACACATCTTATGAACCATATAGTATTGAGCAAATGAATTTTGTTAGTCTTCTTGAAAACTTTTCACGCAAGTTTGATTTAAATTACAATAACTTAAAAGTTATTTCAGGAAACTTGATTGTTAGAAATCACACTGATAGACGATATGAATTCATACCGTATTGTTATTTTTTAGAGCACCCTTGGTTTGTTGTTAAAGACGCATTTTTCGGTGAAAAATATTACAACGAAAAAATTGAAGAGATAAAGAAACAACATCAAGAGTTTAAAGCAAAATACATTGGAATAAACAGGAATATAACATCTTTTAGTAAAAAGATTCTTTGTTATAATAGAAGACCACACGCACATAGAAAGTACCTATTTTATTACTTATTCCATGATAAAAACATATGGGATAACTCCTATATAAGTTTGAATAATAAAAATGTGGGTAAAACAGTACCATATAGATATGACTTTGGTATTTCAGAAGAAGAACATGAAACGTTAAATTCTTTTTTTAAAACAAATCAGTTAAGTTGGACATTTGATGGGCATGATCTAGATATAAATCTAGCATCAAACTTTGAAGATGAATACCATAAAAAAACTTTTGTTTCTTTAGTTAGTGAAACAAGCGTAAATGCGAATGTTGTATTCTTTTCTGAAAAGATATTTAAACCAATTTTTGCTTGCCAACCTTTTATCATATCAGGAAATAGAGGTAGTCTTGTGCATTTAAAAAATCTTGGATTTAAGACATTCGATAGATGGTGGGACGAAAGTTATGATATGGAATATACCTTTCCGGCTAGAGTAAAAAAAATGACTAAGATACTAAATGATATCATTAAAAAAAGTGATGAAGAATTGGTTCAAATGTTACAGGAAATGGAAGAAACTCTAATCCATAATTTTGATGTGTTTATGGAAAATGAGAATGAATATTTTTATAAAACATTTGAATCTATAAAATTTTAATATGATTACCAAAACTAGTTTAATACGTGATATCGACTTTGAAATTTCATCTTTATGCAACGCTGGATGTAGCGTTTGTATGAGAAGACGTGAGGGTCATTATACTGAATTTACACAAACCTATTGGTCGGTGGATGAAGTTAAAAGAGTATTGGACGAAGATATCATAAAAAATTTACTTGGCTTTAATGTCTGTGGTAATTTTGGGGACGCTATGGCTAATCCAGATGTTGTTGATATCATTGAATGGGTTAGATCAATAAATCCTAAGTGTTCAATAAACATAAGAACGAATGGTGGGGTTGGTGATCCGGATCAATACATAAGATTAGCGCAACTCAATGTGATGATTAGTTTTGGGATTGATGGTACGGGAGACACCAATGAATTATATCGTGTAAATGTTAAATGGGATAAGTTAAACGAGAATGTAGAAGCTTTCTCAAAACATGCACAACCGTGGCAAAAAGAGTTGCAATTTTTATTATGGAATGAGACTATTGATCAAATTATTCCAATACTAGATTATGCTGAAAAACATGATTTTGGTAGGGTTTATTTAAGAAAGCCATATACAATTGGAGAGTATACCGAGGTTTTTGATATGAAAGGTAAAAGCACACATTTTTTAACAGAAATAACTGACCCACAACTATCATTTATAAGTGAAACACATTGGGACAAGGGAACTTTTATTGGGCTAAAAGAAAAAATATCAAAGCTCGAATTAAAGATGAACCCAATTAAACTATCTAATTTAAAAGTAAAACCAAAAATATATAGTGAAGCTAATGAGTATCAATATACTGAATTCACATTTGATCAAAAAGAATTAGATACTGTTAAAGATAAAACAAAACAAACTTGTTTTTCAAAAAATAGAGAAAATGTTTTTGATCTTAAAAATAGCTTTTATAATGTTTATATAACACACAATAAGTTATTAATGCCGTGTTGTATGATCCCACCATACATTTCAAACTCTCTTACACACTCATCCGGTAATGAGTTTGGGAATCAAAAAGAAATTTTAAATAGAATTTCTAAAATTGGTGTTGATAATTTTAGTTTAAAAAACAAAACACTCAGAGAAGTTATGGATAGTGGGGTTCTTGATGAGTTTGTTTACAATGATCTAGAAAATAATAAACCATTTTTACTTTGCAAACAACATTGCGGTAGATGTGACATATAATTTATGAAAAAAGTATTAATCGCCAGTGGATGTAGTTTCACAATGGAAAATTGGAATTGGCCAGCACATCTTGCTTCCGAAATTGATTTAAAATTAATCAATGTTGGTATGGCTAGTCAGGGTAATGGATTGATATCAAGAAAGTTAATTTATGCTGTAGAAACCGCGTTGAAAAAGTATTCTCCGGATGAAATTATGGTTGGGGTTATGTGGTCAGGCACAGATAGAAGTGAATACCACACATATGATGGTTCTGATGTTATTCATTGGGGGTTTAAGATAATTGACCCCACTACTAAAAACCCCACTAATGTTGTGGATGGTTTATATAATTGGAGAATAATGAACCATCATTGGAAAAATAAAGAATCATTAAATTATTATAAAAACTACCATACTGCGGTTTATGGTATGGTTTCAACAATAGAACATGTACTAAGAGTGCAGTGGTATCTAAAACAATTAGGTATTGATTATTTTATGACCACGTATATGAATATTTTTGATGATAACTATTTGATAGAAAACAAGGAGGTGGCCCATTTGTTTAAAATGGTGGACTTTAACACGTTTTTACCAATCAAAGGTTGTTATGAATGGGTAAAAGAGAACTATCCAGAACTTGGCCTACCATCAAACGATAAAACAGCAACACATCCAACTAGTTTTGGCCATAAAAAATTCTCAGAAGAAGTTATAACAACCTATCTTAAAGAAAAAAAAATAATATGAAAATAGTACACACATATTATCAAATAAATGGCCACATTGATCAAAACACATTATCAATGATGACACTGTCTGCATTGTTAGCTAAAAAAAATTATGGTAATATTCATCTATATTGTGACAAGGGTACTGCTGATTTGGTTAAAAAAATTGGAATACCATATGATACAATTGATGTAGATGTTTTAAAAAACTTTAAAGGTAAAACCTTCTCAATACCAAAATTATTGACATTTGCTGCTCAGACCGAACCATACATTCATATTGATTTTGATACGTTTATTTTTGATAGAATAAATTTTGAAAAATATGAAGGAAGAACAATATATGCACACAAAGACTACTCAATGCAGTCTGGTTCTGGCTATATAAGTTTATTTGGTTTTTACAATACGTATTTAAACACCCTGTTTGAAGCTAAAGAATTTTTAAGTAAAGAAATTTTAGAAAATATCGACGTGACACATATTCCAAACATGTGTATTTTTGGATCGTACAACCATGAATTGGTGGCAAAAGCATGTAATGAAATAATTGACATATACGAAGCTAATAAAAAATTCTGGGACAAGAAATTCTATAATGCTTGTGTTTTAGAACAGTTACTAATACCAACAGTAATGAAGAAAATAGACCCCGAATATATGACTAACGGGTATAACTATTTTTATCTAAAAGAACGCAATATATTCGACATAGATGAGGAAAATTATGATAAATTAGATGTTATTAATTTTACTATGGGGGATAATGTTTTTGAGTACAAAAAATCAGAAAAAACCCTTAAATTAGATGGTAGAAAAATTGGTGGTTGGATTCATTTAAATGGTTATAAAACATATGATATTTTTAGTAAAATCACAGAATATCTTATTGTTAAAGACTTTAAAGATGGTATCAATTATATGGATAAAATACATAAACACTATGAAACAACAATTGAAACCAATTTTAAAATAAAATATAAATTACTTTAATGAGAATTTTACACACATACATACCAACAGATAATGGGGCGCCTTTAGATAGGTCACATTATTATTGTATGGCTTTATCGGCTCTGTTAGCTAAAAGACATTATGAGAATGTTGAGTTATATACTAACAACAAGATTAAGAAAGCGGTAGAAGAAATTGGAATACCGTACGATGTTATTAATACTCAGTTGCTGAATAACACCACATTTGAAACATTTTCAATCCCTAAAATGTTAGTATACGCTGATCAGGTTGAACCATATATTCATATCGACTTGGACACGTTTATATATGATAAAATTGATTTTAAAGATGAGACTACAACATACAGCACATTTGCTGAGGGGAATATGTTGCATTTAAGTTTTTTAAAAGCTAATCGACAATTTTATAACACATATGTGGTTAATACCTTTCAGCTTCAGGATAAATTACCTGAAGAATTTTTAGAACATGTTAAGTTTAATTTCATTCCAAATATGTCGATATTCGGTGGTTATAAACATGAATTGGTCGCTGAAGCTTCAAAATATTGTTTAGACATATATTATAAAAATCAGGAGTTTTTTGACAAAAACTTTTATAACGCATGTATTGCCGAACAGTTGTTCATACCTGCTGCAATGAGAATGATCCAGGGCGGAGAGGTCCCACCACTATTTACCTTCTTATTTAAAGGAAATCCAACATATTTTAAGTTTGTTAACGAAGCGGAGAAAAGAGATTTTCCATTCCAGATTATTAGCGAGAATAGACATACAAATATCGATAGTGAAGTAGATCTTTTTAAAAATATTATGAATAATTTTAATGGGGTTCTACATTTAAATGGATATAAAGATTTCGAAAAAGCTATCTTTTTAATTAGACAAAGAATTATAACAGATTTTAATAGAGAAGACATTGTAAATAAAATTGATGAAATGTTTAATGATTATATTGAATGTGACGATATAACATATTCTTATTGTGAATATCTATGTAGTCAGATTGGTAAACTTTAAATGAAATAATTATAGTATATGTATATTATTGGAATCTCAGCATATTATCATGATTCATCTGTTTCATTATTTAGAAACGGACAATTGATATTTGCTTGTGAGGAAGAAAAGTTTACTGGTATCAAACATGATTCCAGCTTTCCAATTAAAACATTAGATTACATTACAAAAACCTATAAAATAAATAAGGAAAATATTGATGCGGTTTGTTATTATGAAGACCCGAAACTTAAATTACAAAGAGTTTGGGACAACATAAAACCTCAGATTTTTAAGAATCCGGTTTATTCTATAAAGTCATATATTAAAGCTAAAACGAACATTTCAAAAATACACAGGGAACTTAAAGCCATTTGTGATAATGTTTTTTATTCTACTCATCACGAAGCTCACCAATACTACTCATTTTATACCTCTAGTTTTATTGATTCTGTTATCTTATCGGTAGATGGTGTCGGGGAGATCGATACAATGTCAATTGGTTTAGCCGACAACCGAGGTATTGATTATATTTCATTAGCAAAGTACCCACACTCGGTTGGTTTATTTTATTCTGCAATGACAGCCTTTCTTGGTTTTAAACCAAATGAAGGGGAATATAAAGTTATGGGATTAGCATCGTACGGTAATCCAAATGTTTATATTGATAAAATCAGAGAATTAATTAACTATAAAAATTCTAAGTTAACTTGTAATATGGATCTATTCAATTGGAATAGATCTAACAAAACTATGTTTAATGAAAAACTGGGGGAACTCATCGGTTTCGACCAAAGATTACCAGATGAACCAGTTGGACCTAAACACATGGATTTAGCGGCGGCGGTACAAAAAAGATATGAGGAAATCATTTTTGAAGTTTTAAAATCAATATCAATTGTTATTGCTGGTAAGAGCAATCTTTGTCTTGGCGGCGGCTGTGCATATAATGGAACAGCTAATGGTAAAATTATTGACAATTCAATTTTCAATAAACTATGGATACCACCCGCACCATCAGACGCTGGATCGGCTATTGGTGCTTGCTTACATTATTTGGTTAAAAATGGTAAGCTAAAAGAACGAGTTGCTAAGAATCCGTTTTTAGGTCCCATGTTTTATTATAATCAAATTGAAACAGCGATTAAAAAATCAAAGTTCTATAAATTTGCTAGTAAAAGAACTTTAACAAATTATATTGCTAAAAAATTGCACGAGGGTAAAGTAATAGGTTGGTATGATGGGCATTGTGAATTTGGGTCTAGAGCATTGGGTAACCGTTCAATTCTTGCCAATCCTACAATACCTGGGATGAAAGATAAGATTAACAAGGTGATCAAAAAAAGAGAGGGATTTAGACCATTTGCCCCAATGGTAATAAAAGAAAAACAACATGAATATTTTGATATGCATGATGATATACCATACATGAATCAGGTTGTTCAGGTTAAAAAAGAATATCGAGATAAATTACCATCAATCACACACGTTGATGGAACCGCTAGAGTTCAAACAGTGTATAAACATACAATGATTTATGACTTACTAGTCGAATTTAGTAGGTTAAGTGGTTATCCGATATTATTAAACACATCATTTAATATCAAAGATAAAACAATGGTATTAACACCAAAAGATGCGATAGACACATTTAATGACACTGAAATGGATCTATTGGTTATTGGTAATTTTATAATTTATAAGTAACATGAAAAGACTATTAAACTGGATTTTAGAAAAAATCGAATCTTACAAGAGAAAAAAAAGATTTAAAAAGAAATTAGAAGAACTTAAAAAGAGAGATCCATTCATTTATAATCACTAATTTCTTTTATTTTCGAATAAAAATACGTATATTAATATCATATGAAACCCGTTTTTTTAACCTTTGCGTATGGGAATGATATGTACCATAAGTTTGCTAATATGCTTATTAATAGGTTTAAAGACCGAGGCTATGACACATATATATGTACAGAAAGGACTGATCTGTTTCCTGGCATAAATCACATACCATACAGCCAAAAGAGGTTCTCTTATCATCATAAAATATTGGCTATTGAATATCTTTATAACATGGGTTATGAAAAGATATTATATATGGATTCTGATTTAATAATACACGACGAACGTTTTTTTGATGAACTAGAAGTTATTCAGTTTGATAAAGGATTAAATTTCACTAGAAATGGTATACCACTAAATCTAGAAAAATTTATTGTAGATAAAAAGGCGTATGTGTATGGAGATAAAATAAAAAAATTTGATTTTGGTGAAGCAAATTCTATCCAGTCTATTTGGGAAGATATATTATTTTTTAATTTTCATGAATTTGATGGGTCAAAATTTTTTAAGTACTTCAAGCAATTAATGGACACTAAACATGAGGCCGATCTTGAAGATTCACAATGGGAAAGATATGGCGACCAAGAAGGATATGCTATTGGTATATCTTGTAAACTATCTGGTTTTGATTTTCATATAAATAACGAATTCAGAGGTTTAACTAAATTTTTAAGGGCATCAAACTATAGCTATGATGATAAGGAACTTGTTTCAATATTAGCTGAGGTTGATTTTATATTTCCATTTAGACATGATAGTGATAAACGGAAAGAAAATCTAATAAGTGTTCTTGAATATTACAAAACATATTTTTGGCAATCAGGATTTATAGTATCAGAACAGGGAACAGAGCAAACTGTTGGTATTGATGGTTTTAATTATGTATTCACAAAAAAAGAATTACCACACAATCAATCCAAGTGTATTAATGATGGAATTAGATTAAGTAATAAAAAATATGTATGTGTTGTTGATAGCGATATTATTTTATTATCCTATCATAATATACATGAAGCGGTTAAATCAATGGTTTTAGGTGAGCTTGAATATTCATTACCATATACTGAATGTTATGATCTACCTAAGTTTAAAATTAGAAGACCATGGAAAGGTTTATGTATTGGTGGTATTTTCATAATTGATAGAGAGAAGTTTATTGCTGCTGGCATGAACAACGAAGAGTTTGTTGGTTGGGGTCGTGAAGATGATGAGCGACACCATAGATTATTAAGAAATGATTTAAAATTCAAAAGGTATAATGGAACAATTATGCATCTAGAACACCCAGAACAACAAGAATTAATTCAAACAGGAAAAAGTAATTTAGATTTATTAAAAAAGATAACAAATGATAACAGTAATTTTAACGAAATATAAAAGAGAAGCGTTATTTGAAGAACAATTTCAATCGCTACAGAGACAAACACTAAAACCTAGTGAGATATTGATATGTGATAACACGAAACAAAACTTAGGGGTGTGGTCTCGTTTTTCATTAGCGTTACATGCAAAAAACGAATTTGTATGTGTTATTGACGACGACACTATTCCAGGTGATGGCTGGCTAGAAAGTTGTTATAATGAATTCCAAAAAAATGAAGGGTTATATGGCACGTGCGGCTATATCTTTAATTCAAAAGAATTTTATTTGAATAACTATACTCGCTATGGTTGGTGTAATCCGAACAAAGAAACTTTAAGAGTGGATTATGTTGTTCACAATTGGTTCTTTAAAAAAGAATGGTTAAAATATTATTGGTCAGAGCTTCCAGATTCAAAATACTTTTTATGCGGTGAGGATATGAATTTCTCATATCAATTACAAAAGAGAGGTATACCAACCTTTGTTGCGCCACACCCAGAAGAAGATAAAAGTGTTTGGGGTAGTTTAAAGGGCTGGGAATATGGTATGGATGAAGCGTCATTATATGAAAACAATCCAGATAATTTCAGAGAAAACATGTTCGATTTTTTTGATAAACAAATTTTAAAAGGTTGGAAATTAATCAATGGATAATAGAGTTGTTACATTTTACGCAAAAGAGTTACCTAATGTAGAAAAGGTTTTATTGAATCAAAAAAAGGTATTTAACCATTTTGGTTTAGATATTGAACAGATTGAATTTACAGATACATTAAGACACCCACATAGTGAGGCTATGACATATTTTCTCACAAAACTTAAACATTGGGAAACCGTATCCATATTTGATGTGGACTGTGTTGCAACATCAACTGATACCATAACTGATGCATTAGAAAAAATTAAAGATGGGAATACAATCTATGGTAATGCACAAGCAACAAATGGCCAGACACCTTTTGCGGCTCCCAATTTTTTAAATTTATCATATGATGTTTGGAGAAAAACTGTTGAGATATGGGAAAAGAATTTACACCTTAAGCGTGACATATTTCGTTATCAAGAATACATTAAAGATGATCAAAAATTAATAGCAGATGTTGCAGAAATTTTTAACATTGAACACCGTAAAGCTGGAACAAATGTTAAATTATCATATCCAGTAAAAAATGAATTACCACCGGTATGGGAATATCCAGGTAATGATGAGTTCCCTAAATTCCAATGGGGTAATGGAACATGGTTTGATAGCCATACGTTTCACGGCACTGAAATAAGATACGAACATAAGCAACAGATTTTTTTCGATAGTTGTCAAAAAATATTAAATAATGAGTAAGGAGATTTATTTTCTTAGTTTTTATACTGATGGTTACGGGGCAGCTGATTTAACACATGTTGCTAAAAAAGTTGAAGAAAAGTTATCCAAGTACTTTACAAAAATGTTCATCTATAATAAGGAATCGTTAAAACAACTTCCTGATAGTGAGAATATATGTAATATTTTTGAAGAACCAACGGATATGACATATTTCCCATATGCTCACAAAATGGGATATTATGATTGGAAAGCGTTTCTAGTTGATTATACAATTAATAGAATACCAGAAAATTCAATACTGTTATATCATGATATTAATTTTGAAAAATACCCAAATTACTGGGAAAGTGATTGGGAAAACATATATGATGTATGTGAAAAGTTTTTAGATGAAAATCAAAGTGACATATGGGCTAAATTTGAGTTATTTGATTTCTTCCTAAAAAAATCGATGAAGACATTTGCAATTGATAAAGTTTTTACTGATCCAGAACAAAACGATGTGGTTAAAAATTCATTACAAATAAATTCTAGTCAAGTTGTTTTAAAAAATACAAAATTCTCTAAAGAATTTGCAAAAGATTGGTTATATTATTCAAAAGATCATGATATTACACACCCATCGCCAAATCCAAATCGTCACCCAGAATCAGAAATAATTGGGTGTCCCGATCAAGATGCAATGCAATGTGCTATATACCAAAGAATTTTTGATGGTAGATTAAAACCAACATTCCCAATATATGGTTTACATTGGAGGGTAATGAGACATGATGAGATTGTCTTTAATATGAAAGGTATGGAATGTAAAACCGGTCCATATCGTTTAGAAAACAAAGCGGTATTAAACTATTTTAAAAATAAATAAAATGAGAAAATTTTCAGAAAACAGTAATCTATATCTATTAGATCCTATTCCAGTATGGAAAAGAAAAATAACAGCAGATGAGGTTGGCTGTTCATTAGAAGAATTTAATGAAAAGATTTTAAAAGTTGCTAGACAATACTATGATGAATGGCAGCTAGAGGTTCCAGACGAGAGGCACTATAAAACAAAGTCTTTGTTACCCGAATCAGAATATGATAAAATGAATGAGAGAGATTTCTTTACTCAAGCAAATTACCCAGCTGTTGGTAAGTGGCATTTAGTCCCAACCAATAATTTCTTCAAAGTAGATGAACCGATTGTTAATCAGTTACGTGATATTATTATTAATGATTACAAAACCGCGTTGACAGAGTACTTTGATTTTGAATATGAGGGTAAACAAACCAATAATGCTAATCACGTTATAGATGAAAGTTGGTTACAGTTTTATAAGAACGCAGATTACAAAGTTCTACACAATCATTTGAGATATGATTTAGATCCAACTGAACATAGAAATATTTGGGCCGGTGGTTATTACATTAGCGACGGTAACCCAGACAAGTATCAACCATACAGTGGTAGATTTTCATTCAATACTAGAAATAAATCATATTTGGTTAAACCAGAGACGGGAATGATTATGTTGTGGCCAGGAGATATTCTACACGAGGTTCATCCATTCTATGGTGAGAAAGAAAGAATTTGTATTAATTTTAATTTAAGTACTCGTGAAGAAAAATAAATTAGCAATTGTTGCAGTTGGTCGACCGTATGTTGATGCTGCAAATTATATCATTGCAAATTACGGAGATGAGTGGGATATACATGTTTTAACAGATCACCCACAAAGAATACAAGGGAAATGTCAAATTGAGAATCATACTCATAAAGTGTTTTCTTATTTCTATAAGTTATTATTTGTACTTAGATTAGTTGAGAGTAATAAATGCTCAGTCACATATGTGGATGCGGATAGATTAGATATGTTTTCAAACGATTTTCTTAAAGAATTTTCAACTGGTTCGGATTTTAAAATATTAAACTACTGGCCAGAGGGTAAAGATTTTAAACCATTATATTCATGGGGGCCACATTTCAAACCATTTGTAGAATATTGCAAGGAAAATAAATTAGATTATGATATCGATACATTTTCAGAAGAAGTATTTTACGTACCATATGTGGAAAGTATTGGGGACATTATCTATAATGTTGAAAAAATAAAACCAGTGTTTGAATATCAAAGTATAATAAGTAGAAGTACTAATCCATACTATCCAAATATTGGTAATGCTGAAGGTTTAGCATTGTCTTTTGTTCTTAAAATGAAAAATTTAAAAATTGTTAAACATGGAAGTTAAATTATTTTGGAGCTTTGATAGCAGGATGAATTTATATGGTGCCACAGAATACATGTACGATTTGTATCGTGCATCAATGCTAAGAGCCAAAAATTTAGGATATGAAATTAATTTTTATGGTGATGATGTCGCTATTAATAAATTTCAAGGGTATGTTGATAATTTTTATGATATAACACCGATTCATTTTGAAATTGTAGATGATTTAAAATTATATATCCATACACAGCATGATTTAGATTGTGTAACAATTGACGGGGATTTGATTTTACATGAAAGGTTGGTGTTCCCAGATCCTGAAAACAATAAATTGTATTTTGATTTTCCGGAGACTAATAAAGATATCCTTAAAGAAGAAAATAACAAATACAATGGGTATGGGGATTTAAAACGTATTTTTGAAAAATATAATACCAAATATTTTTTCCCACACTTTAACTATAATAACGACATTGCTTGCAATACTGGGCTAATTAAATTTAATGACCAGAAAATCAAAGATTTATTCATTCACGAGTTCAAGGGAGTTAATAGCTATTTTGTTAAACACATAGAACCATTTGAGAAAGAAAATGCGGATGCAATGAGAAAGATCAGATTCATTATTGCTCAATATCATTTTGGCTGTTTAATTCGTTCTTTAGATATCCCAACCGTGTTTCTTAAAGAAAACAACAATTACGTCCATTTATTTGGGAATGAAAAGTTTTATGACCACAATAAAGAAATGATATATAATATTTTAAAAAATATATAGGTATATACTAAATTTTAATGTATTTTTTGATATTTATTATTAAGAAAAACAAAACCATGGCAATAAAATTAAGAGGATTAACATCAGAATCCACAATAGACACTCCGGTAATGGAAACACTACCTAATGAATTCGAAACAAAAGAAGAAGCACTTGATTTCGTTAAAGCTAATTTAGCGTTATCTACATTTGATCCAGCTGTTACAGTAATTTGTTTAAAAACTGAGACAGAAGAATATCACTATTTAGAAGTTTTTGATAATGACGCGTTATAATTAATTTTTCTCCGTTTGGAAGCAATACCCCCCTATTAACGGGGGGTTTTTTTATTTCAAATAATTTGACTTTTTGTTTAATTTAAGGTATATTAGGGATATGATATATTGGTTTACAGGTCAGCCTGGGGCTGGCAAAACAACTTTAGCAAAATACCTAGTGGAGCATTTCCCAAAAGATAATGTTGTCCACATTGATGGCGATGATCTAAGAGATATCTTTAAAAATAAAGACTACTCTGAATCTGGTAGAAGAAGAAACATTCAAAGAGCACAAGACATTGCTCAATTTATGCACAGTAAGGGTTATAATGTGATAGTTTCTCTCGTCTCCCCTTATTTAGATCAGAGAGAATTATTTAAATTTAATACATCGGTTATTGAAATCTACGTTCATACAACTGAAGATCGTGGTAGAGAAGGGTTCCACGTGGAAAACTACGAACAACCACAATCTAATTTTATCGATATTGATACTACATCAACAAATGAGACAGAATCATATTACGAATTATTAAAAAAACTAAAATTATGAGTAAAAAGTACGCCTTATACATCGGAAGATGGCAAAACTGGCATAAAGGTCATGAATGGTTAATTAACCAACAATTAGAAAAGGGTAAAGATGTGTGGGTAGCAATTAGAAACGTACCAACAGATGAAAACAACCCTAAAACAGCACAACAAGTTATGATTGATCTATCTGAAGAACCATTCTTTAGAGAAAATTCACAAAGAATACAGATATCAATTATACCAGATATTGAATCTGTTAATTACGGTCGAGGTGTGGGGTACGAAGTTATTTACCACGAGCCACCTAAAGAAATTGAAAAAATAAGTGGAACTGCAATTAGAAAAAAATATATTGATTCTAATGGGGATTCAATTGTATATAATATTGAAAAAAATGATAGTACAGAGGAAGAGACACATAGCTAAAACAATCTCATATAGAGTAATAAGCACAATGATCGGGTTTATTATTATGTGGTGGGTAAGCGGGTCAATTAAAGTTGGTGCGGCTTTTGGTGTTGCAGAATTAGTTTATAAACCAATCCAATATTATTTACACGAAAGAATTTGGTACAAGTGGATTAAGTACGGTTTAAAAAAATAAGATAGTATGATTTCAATCGATATAAATAGTGAAGTGCTAAATGATAATGATATGGAATTATTACAAAAAAAATGTGATAATTTTATCCCATCTCAATCACCAACATTAGATAAAGATAATATAAATTTTTATTTTAGAGAATATATAGATTTAAAAGATCCTATAATGCATAATATTGTTATGGGATTAGAATCGTATATTAAAACTAAATTGTACACTAATTTAGAATTAAAATCAATGTGGATTAATAAAATTGATATTAACTCTAATAAAGATGATAATTTTCATAAAGATATCTCTCCATGTTCGTTAATATTATATTTAAATGATGATTATATCGGGGGGGAGTTAGAATATATTAATGATACTAATAATAGAATGAAAATTACCCCACAAAAAAAATTAGTGGTTATTATGAATAATCAGTTAGAACATAGAGTTCTACCTATTACTAGCGGAGTAAGATATAGTTTAGTGGCATTTTTTGGTTTTATGTATAATCAAACTAAAAGTATAATTTAAAGCATGGAAAAAATATTTTTTGATGACGCCACTTACATTTGGAAAACCAAATTGAATTACATAAGTGATAAATCGTCTTTTTTAAAAGAAGCATACGCTCTTATAGAATCCCAGCCTAAAGTTAAGTCAGATGGATTTGGATATAAAAGAGAATGGAACGAACATTTAAATTTTATTGGTGACATTAATGTTGAAACAAAATTAGACCAGATTTTTAAAATCGGTATCAATAAATGCAAAGAAATTTATAACGAAAAAAATATAAATTACAATAAAATTAATACTGACTCTTGGATTAATGTTGTTCGATCAAAAGATCCAGTACAAGAGAATTTTCACAATGGTAAAAAATTTCATACACATACCGAAATTAATAAAGGAAACAAACAATTTATTCCACACTATACGTATGTTTATTATATTCAAATGCCAGATGTAATGAATGGTGATGATGGTGTATTATGTTTTTTAGGTGAAAATAAGAAAGAATACTTCATCAAACCAGAAGAAGACGATTTAATTATTATGGAGGCGCATGTCCCACACACACCAAATAGTGCTCCTAATTCAACAATTGATAGAATCGTTATGGCGGGAAATGTTGGATTTGATTTTATTAAGAAGGAAAAGTCGTTAATATAATGTTAGTAGATAATAATTTTATATATGTGAATTTACCAAGATGTGGATCAACATCATTTCACTATTCATGTATATTACATGATTTAGAAATAAAAAATCTAAATTCAGAATGGGGGAAAATAAACTCTAAAATTAATTTCAAAAATATAGACGAAAAGGATATAATGCAACTAATTACACACGGGCACGAGGAGTTACCATTACTTAGAGAAAAGTTTGGATTTCAGTATCCTATAATTGCTGTTAAAAGGGATAGGCACGATACTTTTTATTCGTTATATAAACACATTATTTTTGATTTGAAAAGAGCGAATGCGCACAAGGTTTATGATTTTTTTAAAAATATAAGTTTAGATGAATTATTTTTTTTTAAAACAGAAGATTTACACTCTAATGAGAATAGACTTAACATAATAAACGATTTCTTATTAAAAAAAGAATTTATTAAAAATCGTGCTAAACCATCTAAACTTATGGACTTATATTCCGAAGAATATATTGTAAATGTAATTAATATATTAATAACTCCATCATCATATTGGCACAATCACGATAAGGATATTATTTGGTTTGATATTAAAGAATTAAACCTTATGGAAAAATGGGTTTCGAATAAAATTGGGAAAGAATTTAATCTAAAACAAGTTAATTCTAGCCAACATATAGAGTGTTCTCTAAAACCAGATCAAAATTTCAAAGAAAGGTACAATAGTATTTATGATTTCTATGATATACCAAAAACTAATAAGACACTAATATGATAAAAAATTACTACATATTTGATGATGTGATATCAACTGAAGAACAAAAAATTATAAACGATTATGTAAATCGTTCTAATATAGAATGGGTATCAATGAAAAATATTACTGGTGAATATGGAGGAAAAAGCGAAACTCGCAATTTTCCAGCAAAAGTTCATCCAAAACCCAAATGTAAAGACGAAGAAATTAACCACATAATTGATAGTATAGAATTGAATGTTGCAAAAAAATTAAATTTAGAATTTATTAAAAATTATAGATGGAAAATTAATTGGACTTCACCAATTGGTGAGTATGATCCTATGGATTTACTACATTACGATGATGCTACCGAACACATTGCTATGGTTTATTATATTAACAATTCAACCGGAGACACCTGCATTTATAATAACATTAATGGAAATAACGCTGAAACATTCCAAGAAAATTTTAATAATGTGGATTATGGTTCATACTCTCTATTGACTAGTGTATCTCCTAAAATGGGTAGGTGTCTTGTATTTGATGGGAAATTAGCACATCTTGGAAATTATCCATCAAATGGTGATAGGTTTATTATAAATTTTAATTTTGTAGCAAAATTAAAAAACTTACGAAACTCATTGATATAACATGATTAAAATACCTACAATTAATTATAAAGAAATATTTGATGCTTGGATAATTTCGATTAATCCAACTCCAAATCAGGTGGAATTGGCCAAATTAAGACTCGAAGTATGTTTAGGGTGCGAATTTAGAAAGGAAACAATAAAGGGTTTAAAATGGAGCGCTTTTTGTAATATGTGCGGATGTCCTTTAAATAAAAAAGTGTTCTCAACAAACTACAACGCCTGCCCAGCAAAAAAATGGGAAAATACCGATTTTGGGTATATAACCCCAAAAGAAGATAAAAAAAATAAGACACTAATGTGATGTTTTGATTAAAATCATTAATTCACCTATTTATATATAAACGGATTAGAAAATATGAAAGCAACGATAATTGGTAGTGATTTACTACAAAAAGATGGCTCAGTTAAAATTATTGAAATAAACACTAATACCTGCATCTCCAACGATGGTGCAAACTTATTAGATTATACGGCGTTATTCAGTGTACTAATGGATAATGATATTACAGAATTTCATTATATATGGACTGAAGGAAAGGCGTATTTACCTTTGGATCAACCACATATTTTTCGTAATATATTACAAACTAAATGTTCGGAAAACAACATATCTTTTAACGAACATATTGTACCGGCTAATTCAGTTACGGTACCCTATATAGAAGATGCTTCTCATAAATTTATTTTAAGACAAGCATTTGATACCACAGCATTAGTGGATGATTTATATTGTGCTGACAAATTTGAGTTTTTTAATTTAATGAGCGGATCTACATATTCCCCAAAAACATATTTTACATCTGAAGAATTAAATTTAAATACTTTAGATGAAGTAGATTATACCACAACCAAGCCAAATCTTTTGATAAAATCAAAACAGGCTTCGTATGATGTTATGACATATCCAGCAATATATAATGTTACTGATTCAAGCCAACTATCTGAAGTTATTGGTTCCGTTGAAAGTGGTCATTTAGTTCAAGAATTTATATTTTCTGAGGATAATGTAGTGGATGGAAGATATTCAACAATAAGAAGTATTGATATTATATATGGGCCTAATTTAGATATTATTAACATGGGAGGATATACTCATTCTACTAGATTACCACTTACATTTAGTGAGGATGAATTTATTTCTGGTACTAGAAAGTTTAATCAAAAAACTAGACATAAATATATTACAAAATCTATTAGGAATCGAGCAGAAGGAAACGACTACCATACAGATGACGATTCAAATATTTTAAAATATGATGGTACTTTAGTAGATGTTGACACTATTCAATTAGGTGACTATATTCGTTCTATTAACTTTACCGATACAAATGAAAACGAAGCGGCCACATTTACAAATAATATTGCCACATTTGGATGGACCGGTACACTACCCCAATTAAACAATACATTGACACCAGTGCAATCGGAATTAGTGGGTATGGTATCAACATCGATAGAAATGGTAATGGTAAAAGTAACTTTAGCGGATGGACGAACTTGGACAGAAGCACCAAATTCAACTTTTTTTATTGAAGAAAAAGACTCCACCGAAACCAGATGGGAGCTAATAAATAATTGTTATGTTGGTGATAAAATAGTTGTAACTGATTCAAATACAACCGAATTAAGGGCTGTAGAAATTACCAATTTAGAGATGGTATACGAAGCCAAAACAATATATACTTTAGATTTTGCACCATCAGATTTATTCTTAGTGGATGTTGGGGATAGCGATTTTGCAGTAATGCACAATGGTTGTTGGTGTGGTTGGAGTTACTGTGGTAATTGGTGTTATCAAAATTATTGTCCAACCTGTTGGGGGGAAAAATAAACTATATTGTTCTAACCCCAAAGTATAAATAATTCAAATAAAAATAAAATTATGGCAAAAGTAGAAAAAATAAAAATACAAAGACCCGCACAGGTAGTTAAAGTAATTACTGGTCCATTATCTAATGATTTAAAAACAAAAGTAGCGACAGCATTCGAAGCAGTTGTAACCGCAATTAAAGTTAAACATTTAGAGTAATAGTATACACTAAGTATTTGATTTCATTGATTAAATTATTATGAAATCTAAAATAAATTTAAAGAATTATTTTTGTAGTGTTCCCTTTAATTCATTAGAAATACACAATAATGTGTGTTTTGTTTGTTGCCCATCTTGGTTACCAAATAAAATTGAACTTAGTGAAATACCACTAAAAGATATATACAATAGTGAACCAATAGTTGACATAAGAAATTCAATATTGGATGGCTCTTTTAAGTATTGTGATAAAGAACTCTGTCCCTATTTAAGTAAATTGGTAAACTACGGAGTTACATCTGGCCCAATCACCTTAAAATCTGATTCAAATTACGATACACCAATCATAAAAAATAATACCCCGGATTACTTAGTCATGAATTTTGATAGGACATGCAATTACAAATGCCCGTCATGTAGGGTAGATTTAATTGTTGAAAATAGTCAGGGGATAAAACGTGTTGAAAAAACGATTGAGGAAATTGACAATTATTACTCGGAACATGTAAAAATTTTATACATCACAGGTTCTGGAGATCCATTTGTTTCGGTGGGGTTTAGAAATTATCTTAGGAATTTTAATCCCAAAAAATATCCAAACCTAAAATCAATACACCTACATACTAACGCATCGATGTGGAATAAAGAAATGTGGAATTCAATGCCCAATATCCACAAATACGTTCACACCTGTGAAATTAGTATAGATGCGGGGACAAAGGACACTTATGAAAATAAAACAAGAATAGGTGGTAATTGGGATAATTTATTAAATAATCTTAAATTCATAAGCACGTTACCGATAAATGTGAAAACGTCATTTGTTGTTCAGGATTCTAACTATATGGAAATGGAAGAATTTTATAACTTGATGTATTCTATTTTTGGTAAGAAAGTAAATGTATTTTTTGGTAAGATCACTAATTGGGGCACATTTTCGGATGCTGAATTTAAACTAAAGCAGGTATGGGATTCCGAACATCCAGAACATATGTTCTTTAAAAAAGAATTTAATAAAATATGGAAAAATACAAACTTATTCCATAATTTATATGAGTTTATTGACACCACACATAAATCCTTGATATGATATTAGAACAAAAAATATTATTTAGTAAAGATGAGTGTGAATCTATAATATCATATAACAACACCGATATTACAAATTGGACGTCGGGTGATAGAAAATATAATTCACAGCCAATCAATTACTCGTTAGAAACAAAATGGCTATTTGATAAGTTGAAGGATTTTGTAGAAAAGGAAGCAACAATTAGAGTTAGAACAATAAAAAAAACAATACATTTCCATAAATTCACAACAGGTGATTGGTTCGGAAAACATAACGACATTAGAGACAATAGAGTATATGCTGTCGGAGTACTTTTAAACGATGACTTTGAAGGTGGAGATTTTAAATTACACGATCCAAATAAAATAACTTTAAATAAAATAGTTGGAAATACCTATTTATTTGATGTAAGAATATACCACGAAATAACACCAATTTTAGAAGGTAATAGGTATTCTTTATTATGGTTTTTGCAAAATGAACACATAAAAATAGAAACAAATAAATTAATATGAATCCATTAGAATATTGGAACCCCGAAACTTTTGAGATATCGTCGTTCCGATTTAAATTAGACGAAAGAAAAGGAAAGATATATAGAACATCCGGAAGTGATAATACCGGTTTATGTGTGTATACCTATAATGAATTAGGATTTAGAGGTGATAGTATTAAAAAAGAAGGGTTTAAAGTTATGTCATTTGGGTGCTCAAATACCGAAGGTGTCGCGGTTAATGATAATGAAACTTGGCCGGCTAGATTTACATCGTTAATACCAAACGGAGTTAATTTTAATTTTGGTACGGGCGGTAGAAGTAATGATTTTATTGTTAGATGTTTATTAACATATTATGATTTAATTAAACCGGATTTAGTTTTTATAATGTATACATCACCCCATCGAAGAGAAATATATACAAAAGATGGTGGAGTAGAACCATTTATGGCAACACATCAATGGGGATATTTAAGAGAAACCGATGATGGTGTTAAAACACAAGAATATTTAACTTATTTACAAAATGATAATGAGGATTTTATAAATTGGTATAAAAATCATTTATTAATAAAATATTTTTTAGAATCAAAGAAATGTAATTGGTTATGGAATGGTAGTCTTGGCATACCAATGGATTATAATGAATTTAATAGATTCGATGGTGATTACGGAAAGTATATAGATTTTGGTGTGGATAATGGGCACCCAGGTCCAAAACATAATAAAGATTATGCAACTAAATTATTCAACCATGTATATAAAAACTTCAACGAATACCTACCATCAGGAGTGATAGGTCTCCAAAGTAAAATAATTTAAAATAAAACACTATTTAATATAATGGCAAGAATATGGACATTTGGTGATAGTTTTACAGCATCATTTAAACCCGAACCGGAAATAGCAAAAATTGTCGATTGGCGGAATGAATATTGTGAATTCAAAGGGTATATCCCTGGAGTTTATGGTGAAGTTATTTCACAAATATTAGATATCCCGCTAATGAACATGGGGATAGGTGGATGTGATAATTATACTATTTTAGACGCAATAATTGATTCATGTGACATGATAAAAGAAGATGATATAATTATTGTTGGCTGGTCAAGCGTTTTGAGATCTAGGTTAGTAAATATAAATGATGTTTTTACACCAATTATACCCAACTTACCCGAAAAAAATCTAGCAGAATTTTTTGGTGTTAAACAATCAACACTTGACGATATATTGGTAAACAGATCACATGTTCTTTATATAAAAGAATTAAATAAATTTATTAAATTGGTGAATCATTTGTTTCCCAAAAACAAAATTATTCAATGGTCACCATTTTATAGCTGGGCAAATAATGAGGGGGTAAACGTTCAAAAAATGAACATAGATATAGTGGGAATAAATCGTGAAACTAAAAATGTTGTTAGAGATGGCCATTTTTCGGAGCAAACACATAAAAACTTGGCACATAAAATGATAGAGATTTTAAACAAAGGGGGTAAAATAACTAATAAGATGATATGATTTATACAATAATTGCTGAGGGTAGAAGTGGTAGTCAGAATTTATTACACTGGCTTTCAATTGCTTTACCAAACTTTGAAGCAATTCATGAACCTTTTAACGCAGCAGAAACAAGATATACACAAGATATTAGTGGAAACGATCTTTCATGGATAAGTCCCGGTAAAAATTATGTAATAAAAGAACTTTGGCATACTAAGAGAAATTTTACTCCTCTAATTGAAAAAAGTGATAAAATAATCTGTTTATACCGAGAAAATTGGTTCGAACAGGTTAGTTCTTTATTATATGCGTTTAAAACAAACAAATGGCACTCAAAATATAGTGTTGAAAGATTAAAAGAAACCATTTCTGAAGAGGAGATATTAGATTATTACGAAAATATACAGAAAGGTATTAAAGAAAAATTCCAAATATTCATCAAAGAACAGGGTTTAAAGTCACTGACTTATGAAGATCTTTATCAAGGACAGGGCATTTATGATATTAAAGACCATTTTAATATTGAAACCACCCATATCTTCCCATTTAGCGGGCGTTACTTAACTAAAGACAATCCGCTAATATAATTCAGCCATAATATGAACTCCAAAGTATTTATCTAAGTATAATAACACATTTAGATGAATATATTTGATCCACACATATCGGGCTCCCTATCAGTATCTGGTTCGGGGGAAATTTCAGGCGATTTAACGGTACTTGGTACGTTGTTTGCAACAATTTCCGGTACCTCACAAAACGCCGTTTCAGCTTCACATGCTGCAATGTATCTATTAACCTCTAGTTTCCAGACATTTACTGGTTCATATACTACTGGGGCGTTTACCGGGTCATTTAAGGGCGATGGTGCTGGTTTATACAATATCCCAGCTAGTGGGGTTACGGGACTTAATTTAACAAGAATTGCTGATGGTAGTGCGACTGCGTCTATTTCAAGTGCAGACGGTTTAAGAATTAATACAAATACCGAAATAACTGGTACATTAAAAGTTAACAACTTTAACTTAGGTGGTAATGATATTGTTGAAATTACCCTTACAGATGGTGGTGGAAAATATTATGTTAACGGTGTTAAAAATCCAAGGTTATCGTTTATTAGAGGATTTAAATATAGATTCTATTTTGATAATAACAATGTTCACCCATTACTTTTTTCTTTAACCAACGATGGGGAACATAATGGTGGAACAGTATATACTACAGGGGTAACAACTGGGTCAACTCCATCATTTTACGTTCAGATCGATGTTACAGATGCTACTGCATCAACTTTATATTATTTCTGTGACCATCACGTTGGAATGGGTAATTCAATTTCAGTATATTCTGATTTTTTAAATGCACAATCTAGTGTTAACCTTACTAACGTAGACACGGGAATGTTTGCCACAACCGGATCAAACAACTTTACAAATATTCAAAGAACAAGTGGCTCATTAGTTGTAACCGGATCTGTAGATGTCACAGGGTCAATTAATCTTTTTGGTACCGCTAATATAAGTGGGTCAATAATGTTAAATGGTCAAGCAATTGGTACTGGAAAGTTAGATGAAACAACATTTAATTCATATACCTCTTCAAATGATGGTAGGTTATTTGCAATTGAAAATTCTACATCGTCATATAACACATTTACCAGCTCAATAGATACCAGAATTAAGAATGAGATGAACGAAGAAAACGTTATCTCTGGATCAATTCAAGTTATATTAACTGGAACCACAGGTTATTCGACATTCAGTTCAAGTGTGTCAACAAGTGTTGGTGCATTAAGTTCTAGTATTGAAACAACCACATCCGGCCTTAGTTCATCTATAGGTTCTTTAAGTTCATCAGTTGCAACTACAACTAGTGGTTTAACTTTATCTATAAGTTCTTTAAGTTCATCGGTAGCTACAACTACATCTGGGCTAAGTTCTAGTATTGGAACAATATCTTCATCATTTAGTTCTACTAATGATACTCAAAATGGTAGACTAGGCACTATTGAAACTTCTACAGGTAGTTTAAATACATTTACTAGTTCAATAGACACCACAATTAAAAACAAATTAAACACTGAATCAGTAATATCTGGTAGTATTCAAGTTAATATTACTGGTACAACAGGATATAGTACATTTAGCTCAAGCGTGTCAACAAGTATCGGAGCATTAAGTTCTAGTATTGAAACAACCACATCTGGATTAAGTTCAAGTGTTGGTAGTATATCATCTTCACTTAGTTCTACTAACGATACACAAAACAATAGATTAGGTAGTATCGAAACTTCAACTGGTAGTTTAAATTTATTCACCAGTTCAATTGATACAACAATTAAAAATAAACTTAATACAGAGTCAGTAGTATCTGGAAGTTCACAAATTTTAATTACCGGAACAACTGGTTATTCTACATTTAGTTCTAGTATATCAACAAGTATCGGCGCGTTAAGTTCCAGTGTTGGTACCGCTATTAATGGTTTAAGCTCTTCTGTTGCAACAACAACAAACGATTTAAGTTCAAGTATTGCTTTGACAACATCTGGGTTAACATTGTCTGTGAGTTCTTTAAGTTCTTCGGTGGCAACAACCACATCTGGATTAAATTCAAGTATCGGTAGTTTATCTTCTTCTGTTGCAACAGTAAATTTAAATCAAAATAATAGATTAGACTCCATTGAAGGAAAAACAGGTAGTTATGCAACTACTGGATCAAACATATTCCAAGGTAATCAAACAATTACTGGATCATTATATATTTCACAGGATTTAATAGTCGCTGGGTCGTCGTCAATACAACACATTAGTTCTTCTATAGTTAATATTGCCGATAACATCATTACAGTAAATGCTCAAAACCCAGCAGTAAGATTCGGTGGCCTTGCTGTTATCGATAGTGGATCTTCACCACAAGTATCCGGCTCGTTATTATTTGACGCCACCGAAAACGAATGGATATTTGTTCATCAAAATCAAACAGCGGTAACCTCGGCTTTATTAATAATGGGGCCAGAAACATACAATGATATTGGTAATGAAATTCATTTAACAAATAACAGATTAGTTAAATCAACTATTGATGAACACGTTGGTGATAGTAATATCACCGATACTGGAACTAAGGTTTCAATCAATTCAAATACCGAAGTAACCGGAACACTAAAAGTAACGGGAGTTATCGGTAGCCCAACTATAACGGCAATTGAAACATCCACATCAAGTTTAAATACATTTACCTCATCGTTATTAACTGCAATAGAATTAACGGGATCAAACTTAACCGTTAGGGGTGACTTTTTAGTTAAAGGTACAACAACAAACGTTAATACAGCAACGCTTGATGTTGATAATAATTTAATAAATTTAAATGGTAGTGGCGCGACATTTGCTGGATTAAGAGTTAAAGATACTACAGCACCAAGCCAAATATCGGGATCTTTATTATGGGATTCAGCAAATGATTATTGGATTGCTGGTCAATTAGGGTCAGAACAAAGAATAGTTAGAGAAACAGAATTTAATACAGCTGTTACAAGAATTGGTAACGTTGAAACCTCAACAGGTTCATTAAATTCATTCACATCTTCTATTAATACAACAATTAAAAACAAATTAAATAGTGACGGTGTTATAAGTGGTTCCGTTCAAGTGAATCATAACGCAACAACAAATTATGATGCAAATCAACACATTGATCACACGGCTATTTCAATATCTGCTGGTAGTGGTTTATCTGGTGGAGGTACAATAGCAGCAACAAGAACATTAACATTAGATACTGGATCTTCACATTTTACTAATGGAGTTAAAGCCAAAATGAACACAGATGGTGTTATATCTGGATCATCACAAGTACTATCAGGTACAGGCATATGGTCTGGATCTGCACAGTTACCATCAGGCGTGGTGTCAGGTTCATCTCAAGTATTAAGTGGAACTGGTATATGGTCCGGATCGGCACAACTACCTAGTGGGGTGGTATCTGGATCTTCACAAGTGTTAGCTGGGACAACGATTCACTCTGGTGCATTCTTTAATGGTATTAGTGTTGTGTCGGGCTCTGGGCAAATTTCATTCAATGGTATAACAGATAAACCAACATTGGTTTCTGGCTCATCGCAAATTACTTTCTTAAGTATTAGTAGTATACCGTCTGGATTAGTTTCAGGTAGTTCACAAGTATTATCGGGAACAGGTATATGGTCTGGTTCTGCTCAATTACCAAGTGGTGTTGTGTCGGGGTCTTCACAAATAACTTACGGTTCAATATCAGGAATACCGGGTGGTATTGTATCAGGTTCAAGTCAAATAACTTTTGGATCAATAAGTAGCATACCGTCAGGATTAGTATCAGGTTCAAGTCAAATAACGTTATCATCTACCACTGGATATGGTTCGGTTTTAAATCAGGCGGTTTTAACAACAAGTGCTCCAACATTTGATCAAGTTATTACTAGTAACAATGGTAACGGAACAAACTTCCGTATAGGAGATGACGTTTGGATTGGTGATATAAACGCAGCTAATACATTTAGAATACAAGGTGTACAAAATGCGGCTAATGCATATATAGTATTTGGTAATGGTGATGCAACTGCTCTTGGTAGAGCAAGCACAGGTGCATTAACATATGGTGGTAACACGGTTTATCATGCGGGTAATTTAACCAACCTTAATCAACTTACTAACGGTCCCGGTTACATAACAGGTATTAACTCAAGCGCTGTAACAACGGCATTGGGTTACACTCCATATAACGCAACCAACCCAAATGGATATATCACTGGTATATCGTTTGCTAACGTCTCATCTAAACCTACAACAATTAGTGGTTATGGAATAACAGACGCAATCACAACGGGCAATATTGGTTCACAATCAGTAAGTTATGCGTCAACTGCAGGGTCTGCCGATCAAATTGATGGCATTGGAATCAGAAACACAAACACGGGCGCAGTTGCTGCCAATACATTAGATTCAAATGGTTTTACATATGTTACCGATGTTGATGGTAGTAGTAGTAACTTAACTGGTAACTCAACAGATGGCGCATTGTATTCTCAAATATATAGTTCAAGCTGGCAACACCAAATATATGGTGATTATAGAACTGGTATCATGTATGTTAGAGGTAAGAATAGTGGTACTTGGCAATCTTGGAAGAGAGTTGCATTAAGTAGTGCAACAACGTTCTCAAGTGTTACTAGTTTAACATTTACACATAACTTAGGTACTGCAAATTTAACTGCGCAGGTGTTTGATACAAACGGAGACATGTTTTTCCCTTCTAATATAAGAATATCATCAACACAAGTGATAGTAACTTTTGCATCATCTAGATCAGGAAGACTTGTAGTTACAGGATAAAATCATTATATTAGATTATGTTAAGAGAAAATGTTGAAGTAAGTGGTTCGTTAAACGTAAGTGGACAATATATCATACCTAGAGGGCCAAGAGCAAATAGACCAACTAGTCCCGATATTGGTTCATTATATTTAGAAGAATCAAGTAGTGGGAGTTTTGTTGTAACATATACTGCGTCTTCAAACTATGATGCTGGATGGGAACCAGTTGGTTCACAAGATACTGATAGAACCGGTTTCAAATATAGACAAGTAATTAATTTTTCTTATTTAGCTGGCGGTTATAAAGACGCATCCCCTTGGAAAAATGTACATAGAACAACAAACGCAACAGACCAAACGGTTCACTTAGGTGAGTTAATGGATTACCCAGCGTCTTATACTTCAGGCGCATGTAGCAAAAGTATTTTATTCGTTTGGTCAACAAATACTGACGGTGCCTGGAAATCTGCAACACAAATACATTCAACATGGACAACAGGTGTTCACATGGTCAATGAAACAGCATATGCACATCAATCTAAATGGGATTTAGCAAATGCAAGAGACGATTTAGGAACTTTATTCCAGGAAACAGAATTTGCTTGGGTATTTGGTGGGGGAGTTGCAACAGTCGAGAAATTTAATTTGACCAATGAAACAATGTACAGCGTTTATTATCAAGCGGGTGCACCATACATTACAACAACAACATCTTTAACAAGTAGTTTAGGTGCATCAGGATTTTCAGACGAAAATTATGGTTATGGTTATGGATCTGAAAGCGGTAATAAATTATTCTTTGCTAACGATACATTCACAGCAAATCAACAATGGGGAGCTAGTGGTCAACAAAAGGGGATTAGTTCTAAAATTGGTAAGGGGTATGCTGGAAATGAGGGGACATACAATGGTGGTTACAACTTAAGAAGATGGAATGTTTTCACAGAAACCAATATAGGTAATGTTGCAAAACCACACGGCAACTGTGGCGAAGAAAATTTTACAATGGGTCAAGATCATCAATACATGTTAGGTAATTATGACGGCCTTCAAAATAATACTAGTTGGAAATTTATATATTCGACAGACACAGGAACAGTTAATCCTAGCGGTTTAGCACCAGGAGTAAATGGAGGTACTTCATCCGGGCATTGTGGATGGAGAGCATAAAAATTATATTTATTATATATGATACACGAAAATATTGAAATTAGCGGTTCTTTGAGAGGGCAAGGTGTAACAAAGCCACCAATAGGTACCAGAGCAAATAGACCAGGTAGTCCCCAAACAGGTTCTTTATATTTGGAACAAGCGACTAGTGGTAGTTTTTTAATGGTTTATGTTGGTGTAAGTAACAACGATAGTGGTTGGGTTAGAGTATCATCACAAGTAAATGCTAACGTTGGTTTTAAATTCAGACAGATAATTAGTGTGTCATATCTTGCGGGAGGGTATAAAGATTCTTCCCCCTGGAAAAACGTTCACAAAACAATTAACTCCACTGATCAAACAACACATATTGGAGAGTTATTAGATTTCCCCGCTACATACACATCAGGGGCATGTAGTAAATATGTCTTTTTTGTCTGGTCAGTAAATGATGATGGTGCGTTTAAAGGACCTTCTTCGGTGCACAGTGTTAGAACGTCGGCGATTAATATGGCGAACGATACGAAATATGCTCATAACTCTAAATTTAATATTACCACACCTAGAAGTGATTTAGGTACCATGCACAAAGAAACAGAAACGGCATATATGTTTACTGGTGGTAGTTCTACTGTTGAACGATTTGATTTAAGTACAGAAACAATATCAACCGGTTTTAATTTATCAACAATTGATGGTAGTGATGGTGGTTCTGCATTTTCTGATGAAAACTTTGGTTATGGATGGACATCAAGTGCGGGTATTAAAATGAGTTTCGCAACAGAAACAATTGCATCATCTACTCAATGGGGCGCACATTCACAACAAAAAGGTATTAGTTCTAAAGTTGGAAAGGGATATGCTGGAAACGAAGGTTCGTATAATGGTGGTTATAACCTTAGACGCTGGAGCAACGCTAATGACACTAACATTGGCAACGTATCAAAACCTCACCCTAACTGTGGTGAAGAGAACTTTACATTGGGACAAGACCATCAATATATGTTAGGTAACTATGATGGAGCGCAAAATAATACGAGCTGGAAATTCTTTTATTCAACAGATACAGGAACAACCAGTGTGAGTGGATTAAATCCGGGGGTAAACGCTGGAACATCATCAGGACACTGCGGATGGAGAGCATAAAAAATAATTAAGATATGATATACGAGAATTTAGAAGTTAGTGGTAGTTTAACATCAGACAGAGTTGTTAATAGACCACCTAGAGGTACCAGAGCAAATAGACCTGGTTCACCATTATCGGGCTCATTCTATTTGGAAGAGTCGACCAGCGGTAGTTTCTTAATGTTATATACTGGTGTATCGAACATAGACAACGGGTGGGAAAGAATTGCTGCACAAGAAACAATTCCAATTGCTTTTAAGTATAGACAAGTTTTAGCATACACATATTTGGCTGGAGGGTATAAAGATTCTTCACCATGGAGAAATGTCCATAAAACAACAAACTCAACAAGTCAAACAACACACATTGGTGAATTGTTAGATTACCCAGTATCTTATACATCTGGCGCATGTAACAGAAATATATTATTTATTTGGTCAGTTAATGACGATAGCGCATGGAAAGGACCAGATAGTATTCATGGAACCAGAACATCTGCAATCAATATGTTTAATGACACAAATTATGCACATCAATCTAAATTTAATACAGGTATTGCCAGAAGTGATGTTGCCACTATGCAAAAAGAAACAGAGGCTGCCTATCTAATTTCAGGTGGTTCAACAACTATAGAAAAATTTAATCTATCAAATGAAAGTTTTGTTAGTGGTTTTGGTGTAACATCAATAAATGGTAATGATGGTGGTGCCGCATTCTTTGATGAAAGTTTTGGTTATGCCTGGACAAATAGTGGCGGTATCAAGTTTAATTTCTCAAATGAAACACCATCATCATCAACACAATGGGGGGCGCACGCACAACAAAAAGGAATTAGCTCAAAAGTAGGAAAAGGATATGCTGGCAATGAGGGGTCTTATAATGGTGGTTACAACCTAAGAAGATGGAGTAATTCTACAGACACAAATCTTGGTAACGTTGCAAAGCCCCACCCAAATTGTGGAGAAGAAAACTTTGGAATGGGTCAAGATTGGCAATACATGTTAGGTAACTATGATGGGACAGGGCAAAACAACTCAAGCTGGCAATTAGTATATGCAACAGATACTGGATCAAACGCAGTAACCGGATTGGCTCCAAGAGTTAATAATGGTACCTCATCAGGACACTGCGGTTGGAGATAATAGTTGACTTTATGAAAATTTTTAAGTATATTAAATAAAAAAACAAATATGGAACAAGGTTACAAATATGACAGATCTAACTTTATCAATAATCCTTTTGATGAAAAATTAATGCAAATATCTGAAAGCATGTCATTTGCGCTACCAAAATACAAAGCGTATAATTTCGTAGGCGGTGCACAAATAACTCCATACGCAAAATTGAAACAATGGTTATTAGAATTGAGAGGTAGAGAGGACGCTGTGGAACATTTGGAATATACTGTTAGAAAAGCTGAACTTGAAATTCAAATGGACGAAGAAAGTAAAGAATTTATTGCCGATGCAAAAAGAAAAGAAATGGTGGATCTAACAATAGCGGACAAACATGTTGATTTAAGAAAGTTCAAAAGAAACCTAAAAGATGCTTACAGAGAAAGACAAGGGTTTATTGATTTAATTAAAGAATTTTTGGAAACGGAGGATGCTATTCTTCCAGACGGAACTAGATTAATCGATGTGTTCGGTAATCCAGAATTAGAAGAAAAATATGAGCATGAGTATTGGACTATTCGTATGGCTAAACAAGCAATGCTTGACATGATTTCATATGGTAGAATTGGTACAGGTAATTTAGATTCTATTCTTATGATGGACCCAGAACAGCAAAAGCAAGTGCTAACACTCGCATCAGCATATACCATTTCAATTGATAAAAACATTAATCAATTAATGTCACATGCAACAACAAATAATTTTACAATTGAAGAGTCATTAAAGAATCAATTAAAATTAACAGAACCAAATAAAACAGAAACAGAAAAATTATTATAATGACACATATACTTTTTAAAGTACAAGGGAATACTCCGGGTTATATACAATTAGTTGGAATGTATTTAAACTACAATTATGGTAGAATAGCGGATGAGTATAATGATATGAGAGTTGAGTTGAATAAACTTGGAGCAATAATCATTCCAGAAGAAGTTGCTAAAGGTTTTGTATTTGCTGACATATACAAAGACTATATTAGTGTTAGAACTAATTCGCATATTATGGATGAGATTCCACAGTTAGCTGAATCTGGTGAACTTGAAACAGAGAAAGTAAAATATTTTCTTACTGATGAAGATAAATTAGCTGCGGTATTGTTTAATAAAGCAGCAATGAAAAAGGTTGTTGCAGATAGATTTTCAGAAAGATATAAAGAACTTATGGTCGACGCTTCTACCTTAGAAAAAGATACTTGGGAAGAACAAAAAAGAGAAGCGTTTGGTTGGACTGCTGATGAAGATTATCAAACACCGATTATTGATATTTTGTGTGCTGGTAGAAATATTGACAAAGCAACATTTGTTCAAAAAATTATTAATAATGTTACAGCTTACAATACAAAGTTAGCTAACTTATTATTAGAACAACAATTGTTGGAAGAAAGAATCAAAGCATGTGTTAATATTGGTGATTGCCACAGACTTAAACACGAAAAATTTGGTGTTGCTTTAAGTAAACAACAAAGAGAAGACGAAAACATTGAAACAACACCACTCACATTGAGAATGGACTTTTAAATTATAGTTAATGAATTTAGCGATAAATGGAACTTGTGCTAAAGGTTGTTCATTTTGTTTCACGAAAGAAGACGCAAGATTAAAACATACATTAGGAGAAATGGATATACAAATGGTCGATAAAATTATCGACCATTATCGTCTAAATGATCCTAACGAAGAAATCACTATACTTGGTGGTGAACCAACACAGCACTCAAATTTTATTGGAATATTAAATCATATATTTTCTAGAGGATTTAAAGTAAATCTTGTTAGTAATTTTCTGTTTGGTAAAACTACCAGAGAATACATAATAGAAAATATTAAGAACATTAGGTGGGTGTTTCCAAACGCTGCAGAACTTAATGAGAAAAATAGAATGGTTATTTTCAAAAAGAACTATTTGGAAATATATAAAGCGTATGCAAATACATGGGGTTTTGACACTAACCCAAGATTGTATTTGGCTTTAACTATGTCTAGTGATTGGAAAAGTAGAAATTTTTATGAGTATGTTAAGTGGCTATACCATGAACTAGATGGTAAAATAAACGCAATAAGACTGGGTTTAGACTTAACCGGCACCTATCTGATCAACAATAAAGAGATGGGAGCGGAAATGACTAAAATACTCAAATTTGGTTTATATAATCAAATAAAGATTACTTCGGATTGTCAAGTACCCCCATGTCTTTGGGAGGGCAAAACAAAAAGATCTGTATTAGAGAATTCATTAAACTTTGCTACGTTTAAGATACCTGAGTATGATACAATATGTGGATTTATGCCATTGGATATATTCCCAGATGGCAGTTCGATTCATTGTTATCCACTAGAAGATAAAGTAAAAATCAAAAATGTTTTGGAATTATCGGGGGAAAATGGTATATTAGGTCTACGGGAAGAGTTTGATAAACTTTATATCGATAATCATAAAAATTATTCAATACCACAGGGATGTTTAGATTGTGTTTTTTATAAGACAGAATGTAACGGAATATGTGGTGGCTGTATAGAAGGTAACAAATGACAAAGAAAATATTTTCAATACCGTTTAATCCGATGTTAACGGAGGAAGCGTTTACAAATCAATTTTATCCATTCTTAGAAAGAAATAAAGAATGGATCTATGACATTTATTTTACTTGTAGAATACCACCATTTACACAAGATGCGATGGGTGCGGTCTTCAGAGAAGAGGATAGAGATATTGTATTTGAAAACGCAATGATAATTCAAAAAGCATTGGGTATTAAAATAAGTGCGACGTTTAATAATGTTAACATCTCGCCAAATTATCAGAACTATAGATTGTTTGTTGATAATCTAAAACCTTTATATGAAAAAGGATTAAGATGCATAACTATTCCACATGGTCATTGGGTTGCAATGGGGTTAAAGAAACATTTCCCTGAAATGGAAATTAAAAATACCATATTAAGAAAGGTTGCAACTGGACAAGACTTTTGGTATAATGCAGATCAAGGCTTCGACTATATTAATCTAGATAGAATTTTAATGAGAGATGTTGAAGAATTAAAAAACATCAAGAGAGCTCAATTAAAATATCAAGAAGAAAAAGGTAGGTATGTTAAAATATCATTACTTGTTAATGAGGGTTGTCTAGGTAGATGTCCGGTAATGGATGAACATTATACCTACAACAATTTAAGAACAAATAATGAACTACCATATTTTCATCATGAAATATCTAAAGTAACCTGTGAGCATAAATGGGAGAAAGATATTAATGCTTTCTTTTTTAAGACTGGAACAATACCGCCATTCAAAGAAGAGTTCGATGAGTTCTTGGAATATATCGATGTATTTAAAATGCACGGTAGAGATAGTTTCAACCGTTTAACGGAAACCATGGAAATTGTTGATTCATATGTTCAGGGCAAAGAAGTCTTATCAGAAACATCACACATATATCTTGATGGGATTCCCCATGAAGAGTTAAAAGGTTGGAGAAATAAAATAAAGAAATGTAAATTCCAATGTTGGGATTGTAATTATTGTGAAATTGTTGCAGACCATAAAAAGAAATCATATGGACTTAGTTAAACATATAGACGATTCAATTGAATGGGGTGGACTTGAAGTTTCTAAATTAACTCAAGACATTTTAGATATACATGGGATCACCAGTAATAAGGTAAGATGTTTTCTTAATAACCTTTGCAATATTGACAACGCAACATATCTTGAGGTTGGGGTATTTCGAGGAGCCACATTTTGTTCAGCCATTTATGGTAATGACATTTACTCAATCGCTATAGATAATTTTATGTCACCTAATCTAACACCTAAAGGGGTTAGTCAAAAATTAGGTAACTATTATAAACACAATATTGATGTTTTGCCACAAGAAGAGTTTTTACATAATGTTAAAAAATTTGGTGACGTTAAAAAAACTTCAGTATATAAAACAGATTACCACACATTTGATTTTAAATCATTATCAAATGCAGACATCATTTTTTATGATGGTGAAACAAAATACCATGATCAGTATGTTGCATTAACAAAGATGTTACCGATTTTTTCAGATGAAACAATTATTATAATGGATGATTGGAATTGGGACAGCGGAGCATTTGAAAAATTTGTCGAGGATAATAATTTATTTATAAAACACTCGAGACAATTATTCACATCCGGAGAAGATGCGAATGATTTTTGGAATGGCCTAGGTATTTTTTTAATAGAGAAATAGTTGTCTTTTCGCTTGTTTTTGTTTATATTAGAGTTAATAATAAACTTTCTTTAAACAAAAAAAACATGAAGAAAACAATCAGAATGCTATCGCTAATGTTAGCATTCCTGTTTACTACAACGTTGTCATTTGGTCAATACAGTAGTAGCGCAATTCAGAAAGGCTCAGAACAAGCCCTAAAAGTTCAAACGGACAGTGTCCCTAATCAATTACAAGAGATCGTTGTTACAGCAAAGAAAGTACCATTGATGACCAAAGTAGGCCCTTATGGTCAACCGCTTTGGACAACAATGAGAATGTTTGCATCCACAAGAGTCTATGTGATGAATCCTCCAGGTACTGCAATGTACGAGAAGTGGTTTGATATTAGACAAAGAAGAAATGGACCAGCTCAAATTAGAATGAGAGATGAGTTCACTTTTGGTTTAGGTAAACGTTTACAATTAGATCTTTATTCTCACACGGTTTATGATGGTGAAAACGGTGACAAGGAATTCAAATGGAGAGGATTCTCTTGGGAGTTCCGTTACGCGTTAGCTGACTGGGGTAAGTTGTGGGGTAATCCAACATTGTATTGGGAAACTAAAATGTTAGATGGTCGTTGGGGTATTGAACCAAAATTATTACTCGGTGATAGAATCGGTAAAAGTGGTATCTGGGGTTTCAATGCTATCTACGAAGGTAATCTAGCAGATAAGAAAGAACTCCGTGAAGATGAGTATGCGTATACCGCATCTTATGCAAACATCATTAATAATGATTTAACCCTAGGTGTTTCACATATGTTTAGGTATAATGATTTTGATGGTGGCTCACAAGAATGGTATCTTGGACCATTGTTACAATATCGTTTTAGTAACAAAGGTTATTTAAATGTTGAACATATGCCAGGTCTTAATCAAGACGCAAAACAATCACGAACCACAATTATATTCGCATGGAGATTTTAATCAAAGGGCAAGAGTTCCTTGTCTATTTAATATTCATTATGTTCGTAACGGGTATCCTCAAAGAAAGAGGATACCTTATGGACATTTTCAGACTGCTTGAACAAAAAGTTAAGTCAAAGAGAATGGTAGTATTCTTAGTATCGTTATTCGGTGGTATTCTACCCATCCCTGGTCGCGTTGCACTATCAGCATCAATGTTGAATAGCATCGCACCAATTGATAATAAGAAACGTAAGAAGTTTGGTATCATTGATTACCTAGCAACACATCATTATTATCTATGGTCACCATTAGAGAAGACAGTAATCATTCCTATGGCGGTTCTAAGTTTAACTTATGTGCAGTTCATGTCATATATCTGGCCATTACTTTTAATTTCAGTATTATATGTGACATACTATATCTTATCATTAGATGATGATGAAATAGATATCGAAGTTAAAGATGAACCCATTAACATTAAAAATATTACAATGGTAGTGATTCCATTTTTTGTGACGATATTAATGTGTGTTTTCCTAACGGAATTTTATTTTGGATTCTTTACTGGATTCACTTTATGGTTAGTATATTACTCTAAAAGCTGGAACAAAATAATGGGTTACATTGATTGGGAGTTAATATGGATCGTTGCTTTAGTTATTATTTTAGGTAACCTTGTTGGATCTTACTATGATGTAATAGAATCATATATCAAACAATATAACAAGCCAGAATATATATTAATAGTTTCTGTAATATCATTTCTCTCGTCATTTATGTTAGGGTCTTCCGCAAAGTACGCGAGCATTGTTAGTTTATTAACGAGTGTGTTTGGTATGCAGTACTTTGTTCTATTCTTCACATTAGAATATTCAGCATATTTGATCTCACCATCTCATAAATGTTTACCGATTGGTCAGAGGTATTTCCATACGGGGTTTATGACATATCTTAAAGCCCTAGTTATTTGGATATCTCTTATGATGACGTATGCTCTTTTAACCATTTTATAAACTTTACTTTTTAAATAAAGAAATATATATTAATAAAGAATTTAAAATTATGGAGAAAATTACATTAAAATTAGGAGACATTCTACAATTAGAAAGCGAAATAAACGGATACACTGATCCACAAAGCGGTGAAATTGTTTACGAGGGATTTACTAAACAAAACCTATCAATCATTTTGAAGTATGAACTAAGTGATTTCTCAGCAACACTTAAAACTGAGAGGACTAAGGTTGATTCATTAAGAGATGAATTGATTAAAAAATATGGAGAAGATGATGGTAAAGGTGGTATTCTAGTAAAAATGTACAATGAGGTTAAAGACGAAGAAGGTAACATTACCGGAAAAGTAATTAACCCACAGTATGTTGAATTTGATAACGAATATGGTACACTTTTAAGTCGTGAAATCGAAATTGAATATCCAGAAATCACTAAACAAGATCTAAAAGACGCGGGTAAAACCAAAGACAAATATCTGGTACTGTTTAAATTAATTAAAAAAGAGGGAGCTAAATAAGCTCCCTTTTTATTTCTATCTTCATGTTACCTATTGAGTATTCTCCTGGCTCGTAATGTGGTATTGATATTCTAAGTGTTCTTAATGTTGTAATGTCATCATCTGTAAATGGTTCCATCTCATAAATCATAACGTCAACGGTATCTGTTAGCACAAATTTCGACCTTAAATCATATCGCGTGTGCTTCTGTTCATTATTAATATAATCCTCTGGAATCGTCCCTAAATCGATTTTATCGAAAAATGGTTCTACCTCCATTAGTTTGTTTTTACTTCTGGTTGTTAAACCCATTGAGAATGTTTTATATTTAAATTCTTTTTCTTCCCAATATCTCATTTGCACAAAAGCCCCGTATTGTACTCCCCATTTTCTAACAAAGTTTCTATTTGAGGAAACTTCATATCGAAGTCTATCCTTTTTGTAGTCGTCACTGAACCTAGATGTTTGAGAAACAAAATGATATACTATTGAGCTATCACAAGTTTTCAATTCATATCCTTTTAATTTTGCTCTTAACAAGAAGTCATCGTCCTCACAAAATGCTGGAACAAAACTAAATCCATCAAACCCCCCAACATCATCAAACATTTTCTTATAACCACTCATAAAGAAAACAGCACCATCATAAATGTTATCACTTTGATTCCATTGTTTAACAAACTGATTAAATTGGTAATGATCAAAATTATCAAACCCAGATCCCATATCTAATAATACTTTACCTGGGCGCTTATGTCCCTTAAAGATCGGGGGTTCAATTGTTGTATATGATAATAACATGTTTGGTTTTAGTAATCTATTAATAGCTTCTAAGAACCCCTCACCAATAACCATATCATTGTGAATGAGAACTACCTTTTCTGTATCAACTAATTTAATCCCAGCATTGTATGTGTCTGAAAATGTTAAACGATCATCATCATGTATAAAAGAAAGATACTCATCGTCTAATGACTCAAGCCATTCTTTTGTTCCATCACTTGAACCACCACTACTTATTGCTAATGGTACGTTTGGATATAACTCACGAAGATGTTTATAACACTCTTTTGTTAAATCTAATTTATTATATACAGCAAGTACAAATGTTATATCCATTATAAATTTTTTATGTAATTTTCTAATTTGTCTGAAGGGGACCAACCTAGTCGGTCAATTGCATCGTTGTTAACTCTAATTGTTTCTCGGTAATTACCTTTTTGTTCGGTCATGTAAACTTTTACACAACTAAATCTTTCAATAAACATATTCGCCACATCATTTATAGAATAGTTTTTACCGGTTCCAAGTTCCCAAGCGTCGTCATGTTGCTCATTACTTTCAGCGATCTTGATTAAACCATCAACAATATCATCTATGTGTGTGAAATCTCTTCTTTGTTTACCGTCACCTATAATAGTGATTGGATAATTCTTTTGAACTTGTCCTCTCCATAAACCAATTACAGCAGCCATATGTGAATCAACTAATTCACCTGGACCATATACGTTATAGAATCTAACTATCTGTGCGTTTAAATTGTAAACTTCTTTATACATCTTGATCCACTCTTCACCCATATGTTTAGTCATAGCATATGGTGACTTCATTGGTATGTGCCATCTTGAAGATGATCCGGAGTATATTAATTTTGATTTATTCTTAAGCGCATAGTCAACCACTTTCTTTGTGCCATCAACATTAACAGAGAATGTTAACATCGGATTTTGAAATGATGGTTGTATTCTACTCAATGCAGCTAAATGAAAAATATATGTGTATGGTTTGTCTTCAATGTTATCCATAGCTCTCACGTCACCACCTAAGAAGTTACAACCGTTTGGTATTTTTGCTTCATTACCTATCGATAAGTTATCGATCACATCAACTTCATAACCTTTTTTAATTAATGCCAAAGATAATGCATGTCCAATAAATCCACAACCCCCGGTTACTAAAACTTTTTTCATATTGAACTATAAAGATTGTTTTGTTTTTCTTGTTTATCAATTGTTTTGTGATGTTGTATACAATATACTTCATCAGTCGGTAGTGTTGAAAAGTATTCACCACCAATTATTCTTTCATGTACCCTACCATACCATGACATTTTGGTTCTATAGATTCTCCCCTGCATATCAGGAAAATTAACCCAATTCTTTTCATTAACATTCCATCCCCATTTACTGATATGTTCTTCAGTTAATCCATTAACAGTATTGATTCTTGGTACAAATATTAAATCCACATTTGGGTTCATCTCAAGAATCGTACTTATATTTTTAACCAAGTACTCATCAATCATTTCATCGGCATCAAGTTGAAATGTATAATCACCGGTACAATATTCGTTTAACTTATTTTTCCAATCAGCAAAGTTATTGTTCCAATCAAATGATCTCCAAGTTTGAACATTTGGTTTGATGTTAAATGGTAGCAAGAAATCTAAAACTTCTTTACTACCATTTTTCTCGTCGAACAAAATAACAATCTCATCCTGTATTCTTTTGTGTTCCAATAAGAAAGGAACTAATCTTTTTATTTCATCTAATTCATTACATACTGTAATTGCAAATGATATTTTCATTAATTAATTTTTGTTAACTTAGGTAAAACTAATTGAGTTTGTTTTGGTACACTTGGAACATCTTGAATTAATTTTTTAAATTCTTCTCTCATAGCATCCATTGAAAATGCCTCAGCGTTTTCTAATCTTAATGCTTCAGATCTTTCTAAAAACTTTTCATAGTCTTTATGTACCAATTTGAAAACTTCAACTGCTTCATTATAATTTGCTGTAAACCATTTTGAATCTTTTAAAATAAATGCATCAACAGCGCTCTCATGTACATCAGTAAGCTTACCACCAATCATGATTGCTTTATTCATTGGTAAGAAGTCTTTGTGACCAGACCAGTTAGATGCAATGACTGGTTTTCCGGTCATCGTGAATTCTAATAAAGGTCTACCAAATCCTTCCCCTTTAGTTAAAGTAACCATCGATTTAATTTTTGGGTGATTATATACTTCATTCATTTCTTCGTTTGTTAAATCACCGAATAACAAATAAACTGACGGTGGGTTCTTTACGTCTTTCAATAAGTTCTCAATACGTTGTCTAAAATTTTCTCTTTCTTTAATTGAGAATGTCGCTGATGACGTTTTTAAAACAAGTGCTGGTCTATCATCACCCTCATTAAATGCGGCAGCAAAACATTTGATTAACATACCAATATCTTTTCTATCTTGTCCAAGATCACCTTTTAACCAGTGACCAACAAATAGAAATACAAAGTCTTCTTTAATATCTAAATCAATTCCTTTGTAAACATTGTTATATACTTTTTGATCAACACCTTCAAACAGAACACTAATAGGTTTTTCTATTTTATATTGTTTGATTAATTTACCGGTGTTCTTTTCGTTTTCATTATAAACGGTTGAAACAAGAACATCTCTTGAAAATACAGATGTTGTTATTACTTTGTCTACTCTGTTACAACCATCTACCCAATCCTTTGGTGCAACTGTGGTTTCAATACCTGCAGTTATACCAATATTATATTTTCCAACTCTTTGAAATTCATTTGGAACAGTTACTTGAACATAAATGTCTGGTGTTTCAGAAAGAGTAGTAATAATATTTTCTTCAATCCATTTGTGAAAAGGATTAGTATAATCTAATGCTGTTAATGGAGTAACCCCCCAACCACAACTATCTATTTTTATATCAAATAAATCCATTTCATATAACGCTTGTAATAGATCTCTTGAGTGTGCACCATAACCGCTTCTTGTTTTTACTGGCCCTCTAAATAATAATGTTTGTTTGCTCATACTATTTTATATAAATCGAATTTTTTTCTTGGTTTAAAATTATCTAAAGTTTGTTCAATACCCTCGATCATTTTATCACACATTATTTTATTTGATAAGTTATTAATCATAAACTCTCTACCCAACAAACCTTTTTCTTTTCTCTTCTTCTTACCAAATTTATACATCTTCATGATAGCATTTGATACATCGTTATTGTTAACTCTATCATCAAAAATGTATGGTGTTGGAATGGACCCATTTAAATTTATGGCAGAAGACCAAACAGGTAGAACCCATTCGCCATGTGGTGTTTTGCTATGTTTGTCCTTATCATGTAATGAACCTATTTCAATATAATCATCAGCAGTAAAGTCAAATCCACATTGGTCTTGTAGACCACCTGTAACATTAACAATGATCGGTGTTCCAGCCATCAGTGATTCTGCGGTTGTTAAACCAAAGCCCTCGTTATTTGCTATGTTAATTGTACAATCAACTGCATTGTAAAAATGATTTAACTTTTCTTGTTCTAATTTTAAATCAGTAAACTTAACATCATAATCAGGACACACCGCTTCTTTAACTGCTGTTAAGTCAGTACCATTCTCATCCATAGGATTGGTGTGCATTAATAATAAACATTTTTCAGCTTTTTCTTTTGGTAACTTGTCACAAAATAATCTGAATGAATATATAACATCACTTGGTTGCTTTCTTCTTATGTTTCTGTTGTTATAAAATAAAACAAAATCATATTCTTTACCTTCATGTATAAACTTTTGAACATCTTCTGCAATTGTTTCAACTGGTTTAAACACATCTGGATTAATTCCATGTGGAACATAACTGATTTGCCAATCTTCTAATGGCTTATATGTTTCTTTGTCTTTTGACTTACCAACTCTGTGTACAATTCCATATGTTTGTTTGGATATACAACCCAACCAATCACAACTTTCATAAAAGTTTCTATTGTATTTTGGATCTGGTAAATCATCCCAAATATGGTAGAATAAAATTGGGGTATGCTGTCTGATTTCATGCTCATTATCATAAAGCCATTGCCAATAATGTGGATCGGTGAAGTGTAAGATAGCGTCTGGTTTCTCATCATTTAATAACTTTCTTAAAATATTCATATCACCATAACCATGATATGGAATTACTTTTAAGTTAGCATCTTTTATACCAGTTCTTTCTCTAACATCATCATTGATATCGATAATTTTACCAAACTCTGGGTGTTTAATTGCTGCCCCCAGTTGAATCCAATCATACTTGTGCAATGTCCCCAAAACAAATTCTTTGGACATAGTAGCAATACCTGATGTCATTCTTAAATCATCAGATAGTAATAATATTTTTTTCTTCATTGATTTAAAACTTAGAACCGGTTGTTGCTAGACCAGTGTGGTTGTTTATTTGATTTCTGAACTCTTCGTTCTTGTTGTACAGGTCCATTGATCTGTTAACTAATTTTTGAAAATTAATACTTCCTTCAATGACATTAATTTTAAACTTCTTGTAAACATCATCTATGACATTGACAGTTGTTAATTTTGTGTTTGCTTTCATATTAGTATATATGTCTTTATATATTAAATGGTTAAAAAATAACGGACATAGTCCGCTATTTTATTATGTTTAGATAAGTTTAACCATTTTTCTTATTCACCATTTCACGTAGAATGGTGGTTATTTTAACCATTTCATCGGTAGTTTGTACCGCTGTTGGTGTTACCGACGGAGTTTGTTGTGTCGGCGCCTCTTGTGTTGTTTCTTGAACAGATCTCTTTTTACATCCGCATCCCATAATAAAAGTCTTTTAGATAAATATTTGTTTATTGTTTTGATTAATATACCGAATTTTAAAATAAAATTGAATATTAAACTGGATTATATTTTGTCCCTAAATATAAATTTACGTTATCTCCCTCAGACCATTCATCACAGGTGCCAGAAGGGAATTCATATACCATATCAGCAGCAGCGGTGAATCTTTGACAATCCTCGCCATTACAAGGTTGACATCCAGGGAATATCTTATTTATTTTGTCATTAACAACAAAAACGATGTCTAATGGGATTAAACAATCTTTCATCCAGAAGCTATGGAATCCCCTTTTTAGTTTGAACCCCATGCACCCCTCAAGGTTATCTCTACCCATCATACCATTACTGATATCCTCTGGACTTCTCATAAGTTCCAATGGGAACACCTTACCATTTATTTCTACTTGCATATCTATAAATATCTTGTTTGACTTTTAAGATTTTTTTATATATATTTGAATTATGAAAGCAATCTTTAACGGTATTCTCGAATTTGAGAACGATGAAAAACTAGAAGAAATTCTAAATCAGATGGATAAAAGCTTGGCAATCAAGCTATTAACTATTGCGTTGGACCTCACGACGGAGAATTTTAGCCTGGCTGAGAACCATGTAATCTATAAATGTTTAACTAAATTAAAACAAAATGAAGCTAAGACAGATCATTTACGTAATGATGATAATAACGGGGATATTGGTTGAAAGATATGGGCTTAACACCAATAATCCAGAACTTGAAAAATATTTTGGATTCGGGGCGATAGGTCTTGGGTCTTTTAATATAGTACTAGATTATATTCGTAAACCTAAAAAAAAATAAAATGGACTTAACGGCGGAAATGGAGAATTACAACAAGGTTAAAGACATTGTACTAAACAAATTGGTGAGTGAGGGTCTATTAGACCAATCTGATTCAGAAGAATTTTCTGAAAGATGTCAGGTTTTAGCTTACAAAGGTAAATGGTTTAGTAAATGGTTTGACAAGAATGTAAAATCAGAAAACTCTGATGCAAATCCTAATGGTTATTACATTCGCATTATTGAATTAAAAGAAAGAGAAGACGATGTAGATCGTTTATTAAGAAGAACAACCGGAAATTATGACGACTAAAGAACCAAAATATTTAACAGATTTTTTTCTCTACAATAAAAGATATCATTGGTTTATTATACCAACGGTAGTATTTTTTTATAGGAAAGACGTATTTTTTGAAACAGGTCTTTGCACCCCAGCTTTTGGGTTTAGTGTAAGGTGGTTAACATTTTTTATGGGAGTACAATTTCAACGAAACGCATATTACAACAAAAATGGATTATAAAAATAAAGTTTTGCTTTATAGTTGTATCTGTCTGGCATTTCTAATATCATATGGATATGTTAAAGATTTAAATGAACGGCAAGAACCCTTACCTGAAACAACTTCTTGTAAGGAAGATTCGTTACAGAATGTAATTAATCAATTAGTAATTGATAAAGAGCATGATGAAGATGGATGGGACAATAAAGAAAAAAGATACGAGCAAGTAATCTTTGAATTTCAATATGGTTTAGATCATCTAAAAAATTATCACCCACAAGCTTACCGAGAATTCCATAGAATCATTGGTTACAAAGAGGACTACTCTCATGAGGTGGAAAGAGAAAACAAAAAAAGATTATATGAATACACTAGATAGTAAGTACCAAGAATTATTACAAGACATTTTGGATAATGGTGTTGTTAAAAGAGATAGAACTGGCACCGGAACTATTTCAGTATTCGGTAGACAAATTCGCCATAAAATGTCACAAGGGTTTCCATTGTTAACCACGAAGAAAATGGCTTGGAAAACAATGGTGACAGAATTGATTTGGTTTCTAAGTGGGAGCACAAATATTAAGTACCTTGTTATGAACGGTTGTAATATCTGGAATGGCGATGCCTATAAAAATTATACCAAAGAGGTAAATGAAATCATTGATGGTTATAAATGTGGTGATATTATGGGAATGCAAGACCACATTGAAAAACTATTCAGTGATTCTGATAAGTTAACACCATTGACTCAAGAAGAATTTATTGATTTAATAAAAAAAGATGATGAGTTCGCAGAGGAATGGGGTGAGTTGGGGCCAATATATGGTGCACAATGGAGAAGCTGGCATACTAAAACCTTAATCAAAACAACAATAAAAGATCCATTAAGTGGAAATGATACATATGTTGAAGGTGAAAAAGTAATTGATCAAATTCAAAACCTAATGGATGAACTTAAAACAAATCCAGATAGTAGAAGATTGATGGTGAGTGCATGGAATGTAGGTGACTTAGATCATATGATACTACCACCATGCCACTATGGTTTTCAAGTTTATACAAGATTATTAAATGGAGAAGAGAGATGGGAATTATTACAAAAGAAAGTCGGTAAAGAAAAATTTGATTTAATGGTTGAAGATATAATGCCATTCGGTGGTGGATTAAGTGAAGAGTTACAATCGTACAATATACCATCAAGAGCTATATCTTTGATGTGGAATCAAAGATCGGTTGATACATTCTTAGGATTACCATTTAACATAGCATCATATGGTTTATTGTTGATGATGATTGCTGACGAAATGAATATGGTTCCTGACGAACTAATTGGCAATCTAGGTGATGTTCATTTATATTCCAATCACGTTGACCAAGCAAAGGAGCAAATAAAAAGAGAACCATATGATTTACCGACAGTACATGTTATGGATGGTATATTTTCATTTGGTGATAAAGATGTTATATTAGAAAACTATCAATCACATCCATCAATAAAAGCCCCATTATCAAATTAATATGTTTATTCACATTACTCCTGATGAATTAGAGCCAGAATTTAAAGAGTCTTGGAAACTTGGCTTCATAACTCAACCATCAATTGATTATGCAGATAATGCAATCTATGCTAATTTTGAGGGTAAGTTGGTGATTATCTTTAGGTTTAAAGATTATGGTTGGATCAATGACAATAGAACCAATACATATAAAGTTACCGCTGGACCTGCGGGGATAACAATACAAATAATAAGAAATGAGAGAAACAATTAAAATAGTTTTAATTTTTATAACCCTGATGTTATTGTTAGGTTTATCATGTGTTGGTCAGAATCAATTTTCTGATTACACCAACTATCTACGTAACAAATCAGAAGGTGATTACCTTTATGTAAAGGTTAAAAATAAAACAGAACAGATTTTAAATACAGATAGCGCTAAGTTAAATGCGTTTATCAGAGATTGGATGGGAGTTCGTTATCGATTAGGTGGAAGCACCAAGAGAGGTATTGATTGTTCTCAGTTCAGTAAGAAACTATACATGGTGGTTTATGGTAAAAGTTTGGGTAAAAACTGTGCTGAACAGTGGAGCCAGACAACCAGAGTCCTCAAAGATAGTTTAAAAACCTCTGACATTGTGTTCTTCAGAAGTAGACAAAGTCCTAGTGGTTGGCACTGTGGTGTCTACATTGGGGATAATAGGTTTGTACACGCCGCAAATAGAGCTGAGGGCGTGAAGATTAGTAGTTTAGATGAACCAAGATATAAACGAGCCTACAAGGGCTCTGGTAGGCTTAATTAACGGCCCTGGCCTCTATATTTTTTAGGTTTTTGCGCTTTCGGACCGTAGTTCTTCTTAGCTTTTCCCTTACCTTTTTTACCAAAGCTAACTTTCATTGAACTAGCTGAGGAACCCTTTGCTTTTGCCATATAATATTTTTTTATATAAATACATATTGTGTAATTTTTTTTATTATATTTGTTCACAAATACTAACCGTTCACGGACCGTGAACACCTAAATAAAATGAACATGAAAAAAGAGGTTCTAACCCAGAGGTTCAATTACGGAATTATAACCCTTTATAAGGATTATTCTAATATATCGGAAAAACCGGCGGATCGTAAGTCATTGCATGAGATTGGACAGGTCTGTGGCTCAACGATAACGGATATTGATGACACTTTTAAAATCAATCTATTTGATGAAGATGAAAGTACATCTAGAATAAGACTCTCTTTTGAGGACACTCTATTTGGTTACAGCCCTGAAAAAATTAGTAATAATCTTCTTTTACATGGTAAAAAGTTTGGTAAAAAAAGAAACACCAAATATTTTTATAATGAAAACGAAAATGGTGAAGAGACCATTAAGTTTCATAGTAAACAAAGGTTATCTCATTTTACCACAAAGGATAGACAAATAAAACGTCATTACGGTAATCCGTTTTCGAGCATCTATGTACATCTTATTGAACGTTCAATTAAAATTGATGGTGATAAAATATGTGTAAGAGTTTATAGTCAAACAAAAACCAGAGAATTAAACTGCAAATATTTTAAAAGAAGAAAGTCAACTATTGGTTTTGTTTTTAATATAAAAACTGGGAACTTCATTACATATGATACATCTGGAGATTCAAAATCATTCAGACAAAATAACTTTAATCACTTATTAAATGTTATTAAAAATGTTCTTGATAAATCAACAATTAATCATTTATCAATATCTGGAGATACAAGTGTGTCTCGCACCGACGTTCTATTGAAAAAAGAATTAGATAACAACGAATTCAACAGTACATTATTTCATCTAATTGGTAAGCACCTAAACAATAGAGAAAATTATTCTTTCACTAAAGATTTGAAAAGCACCCAACAAGCTGATCAACTTCTTGATTGGATCATGAAATTGTTTTTAGACATAAATAAAATCAAAGTACCTAATTTGTACAAAGCTTTGTTAATGGAGTGGTACCCAACAAAACCATTCCTAAAAAAGAATGATAATAAATTAATAGTTTCAATTTTGGATAGACTAGGTTTGAAAACAAAGTCTATGATTAAATTAATGCATAAAGACAATTTTGACATTAAAAAAGTTTTATTACTAGTAAAATATTTTGGTTACAAGGACATTTCAAAGTATCTATCAAACATTCATCCCGATTTTTTAGGTATGTTGTGGAAACATGATTCGGTGTCATTTTCTAGTATAGAAACGTCATATCATTTTTTCCAAAAACCAAAAGAATATGATCTAACAACTAGAGAGAAAACAAATATCTTAAAGTTAATCAACCAGTTGTTCATAGATAATGGTAACACTGAATCGCTGAATAAGGTTACCGGTAATGCTTTCAGACAATTTGATGATCATTTTAATATGATTGCTAAAATAAGAAAGTACATTCCTGAAACAGAAATGCGAGCAACAACGCAAATGGAGTTTCATCATGAACACTTGGAGTTATCAAAGATTGAGAGGACAATTAGAAAAGGTTATTCAATTCAATATACTTTTGAAAAACGTTTAATTGACACAATTGAGAAGGCGATATTAAATCATGTAAGTGATGATACATACTTTACAACAACGGCGTTCTATCCTGTTATTTTAAAAACAGACGCTGAGTACACTGAAGAAGGTGGACACATGCATCATTGTGTTGCGAGTTATGCGGATTCAGAAAATTCGTTAATCATTTCTCTTCGTGAGAATAGTTCAATTGGTGATGAAAGAGTGACTTGTGAGTATAGCACAAAAACCAAAGAGCTGATCCAAGCTAAATCTTTTTGCAATGCTAAGCCACCAGAAAGATTTGAAAATGTTATAGAAGAACTAACCAAAAGAATTGAAAAATTCAGAGGGTCTATTAAATCTACGGGTAAAGAAAAAATACCATTACTTATAAATGGTATTGAAGTAGCCCCGCCACCAAAAGACGAGTTTACAGACTTGATGGATAGGCTAGCACTATTTTAACTACACAATATAAATAATTCCATCTATATTACTCAAAAGGTTTATAGATGGAATTATTATATACTTACAATCAAGAAAAGATTGAACAAAGACATAACCTAAAATCTAATTGTGAGCTTAATTTATATAGTGATGGAGATTATTTACAATACACATCAAAATATGTTTTAGAGTACATTAGACTTGGTGATAAGAATATATTAACATTCGAACATAACTTAACTTTAAATAAAGTTAAAGGTGAGTTTAGTGTTGGATATAGGATTTTAAATAGTAAGAAAAATAAGTACTCTATATATAAAACAACTAATAGGGTTTCTAAAAATAATTTTGATCTATTATTAGAATTAACACAAAGAGGTTTCTACACTGGCGAAAAACGTTTTAGTTTCTGGGGAGTCAAATATAAAAGAGCGTGTGTAGATATATATAAAATTTTCTCGGATCAATTAAGTATGCCAATCATTGTGGAGAAAGATTCCTATCTGAATCCATTATATGATATGTTTGTTGACTACATATTAAAAATCAAAAACATTAAAGCACACGATAGTGTTTATTGGGACATCAGATACATCTTCCCCAAAAAGAAATGGTTAAAATTAAATGAGAACAAATTTGTACCAGCCGTCTTGGATCAATATGGTATCAAAAGTCGATATCTTGTTGGGGCATTATCAACAAGATCAAAAGAGAATGAAAAGATTAATTTAAAATCGTTAAGATTTATTTGTTCTTTATTTGGTAGCAACTATATTGATTATATAAAAGATTTTGACTGGAAAACAATTTCATCAGACGAGGTAAAGTATTCAACTCCATACACTTGTGAGAATGAGAGCGAAAAAAGAGCGTTAGTTAATTCATTAAAAACGTATTCTGAAGCAGAACAAATAATTTTCAATGACAATATCTTAGTCATCATTCAAAAGCTTTTTATTTTAAAAAAGTTCTTAGCTGATAATGGTCTTAATTTAAAAATAAAAGCTAGGTCCGCAAATGAATTGAATTCATTATACGAGCAATGGGAACTACATAAAAAGCATATTAAGCTTGGATACAAAACAGCATACTATGTTCCGGAGGACATGGCTATAGAAATTCAGGAACCAATTGAATACTCGGGATTAACATACAAGCCAATGATGATCTTAAGTGAAGATCAATTTAAAATAGAGGGGTTGTTAATGAAGAACTGTATGGCTAAACAATTTCCAATGGGTTCTTTATATTACCACATATCTATTTCTTGTGGAAAAAAAAGAATCAATGTACAGTATAGAAAGGGGGTATTAAATCAAGCGAGAGGTAAAACCAATAAAGATATCTCAGCGGAGTTTGAGCCAGTAGTTGATATCTTATCAGAAAGAATGAAGAAATTTGCTCACATCTCCCCAGTAAAAATAAAGTACGATTTCATAAATCGTTGATAATCAATTAAAAAAAATTTAAACTTTTTTTGTGATTTCAAGAAAGTTTTATAATTTTATACCCAGAAAACAATAAAACTATGGGAACATTACAACACTATCGAGAAAAGTACAAAGATTATCAAAGAGAAAATACCTTTAAAGGTTGGTTATTGCATATCAAATTAGTTTTGGTATCATTATTAATCAATAAGGGGTGATTTTGTTTTTTAAAAAAAAACTTATATATTAGTTATATGCAAGAAAAAGAATCAAAAACAAATACTCACTTTTGGATAAGTTTATTTAAAAGTGTTTTAAGAATTGGGGCTTGTTATTTTTTATTTAACGAACAATTTGGTAATGCTGCAATAACTTTTGGCCTGGCCGAAGTATTGGGGATCGCTGAAGAAGTTTTCTAAACCAATATAAAACCATGATTTATGTCAAAAGAAAAATGCGTTGTATGTGGCGCTGAAACACAATACGAATTTGATACACACATTGATTTTCGCACTGGTTACATTGAAGGCGTTGGCCAACATTGTTTAAAGTGTTTTAACGCGGGGGAAAAAAGAGAAATGATTACAATTCCAAAAAGTTTTATAAATAATTTTTCAAACGATATGGAATTAGGTAAAGAAGTTAGACTTTTTTATTATCAAAATTACAACGACTAACAATGAATTTTTATTTAACGCGAGCCTTCGCACAAAAACTAAAACATGAACTTAAGAACAACCGAAACTAAACTTAGGGCGGGAATTACAATGTCCCTATTAGGTTTAATAATGGTGACATTTGCTTATTTTGAAAAGGACAGAGTTCACATTGAGACTGCTAAAGAATTAATGTTGACACGGGATAGTTTATCCACTCAAAAAATACTATCAGATAGTTTGCATGATGAACTATTCATTCAAAAAGTAGATAATGGTAGACATGAGTTTACTAGAGATTTTTTCTTTGGTAAACATCCAAAACTACAATTAGAATATGAAAATTATTTAAATCACGAAACAGAGTAAAATGAGTGAAAACATTAACGAATTTCATATTGGCAGCGGAGCATATATGAATATTCAAACGAGTGCATTAGTAAGATTAAACGAACAATTTGAAATTATTACAGAAGACGGCCCAGTAACATTAACTGTGGAAGTTAGTGCAGACTTTGCAAAAATTGATAAGAAATATCACGAAATATTTTTTAACGTGTTAACATCAAAATACTTAAATAAAGTTTCATTTGGTGAGAACCCATTTTCTGAATGTAGACCAATGGTAAAAAGAAAGTGGTGGCAGTTTTGGAAATCAAAATATGTTGAACAACTTAAAAATCAACAACTATGAAAATTTTAGCATTGCTTATGATTGTCTTTGGCTTTTGGATTGCTTTTGAAATTTATCGAGCCCCTATGATGGATCAAACTGGGAGGATAACTAAGCCTGGTAAAAAACTAAAAGACCTATGGCAAAAGAAGAAAAAGTAACAAAGGATAATATTGTTGAGCACATGATCAATAAACAACTTGAATATGTTGGAAAGACTATTGAAGATGTTAGAGAAGATCCTAATTGGTTCACCAATAACACCTTAACTAAAGAACAACATACCGAATGGAAGGAGTATTGTTTAAAATTGATGAAGAAGCATTTGGTTAGAAAACATCGTTTAGACTATGAGTTTGGTATGTTTGATTTAATGTACGGGTTAAAAGTAATTGAAGAATCAAATGATTGATCTAATTGGGTACTTGGCTTCAGCAATAATACTAATATCCTTTGCGGTTAAAGATATAATCAAGTTGCGCATTATTAATTCAATTGGTTCTGTTGTCTGGATTGTATATGGGGGTTTAATCAATAATAACCCAACAATATTTGTCAACATAGCTGTTTTAATGATTCATATCTGGTGGCTGATTAAGAACAAATTGAACAATAAGAATTATTTTAAATAACTCGGAAAAATACTATTTTTCTTGATATATATGTATAGTAAAAAATATACTAATGCAAGAAGAATTTGTTCCCTATCACCAGCACTTATTACTTAAATGTTGGGTAGCTAATCCACCGAAAGAGGTGGATGTTTTAAATAAGTGGTTTGTTAACCTGGTAGAAACCGTTGGTATGAAAGTAGTTGCTGGCCCAACCAGTGTTTACGTTTCTGATCCGGGTAACGAGGGGTTAACTGGTACTGTTACATTAGCGACGTCACATGCGTCTATACACATCTGGGATCATTATGAATTACCAATGGTTCAATTTGATATCTATAGCTGTAAATGTTTCACGTTTGAACAAGTAATGGAATGTTTTATGCCATGGGGGGTGACAAGAGTTGAGTGGGTTATGATTGATAGAAACCAAAAACCAACAATTGCATCTGAAGGTGTTTGGGTTCCAAAAGATTAATATGAAAAAAATACTAGGTATTTGTGGAGATAGTTTCA